AAAAATCGCGATTTTTCGAGCGCCTATTTAGCTGTTTTGTATACAATGTGCTGCGGGTTCGGTGTGCATATTCTTGTCTTTTGGTGTGCAGCGCCGACACAATCGGTATGGTGTGCATCTTAAAGCCTCGGAACATGCACCGTATTCATGGTGACCGCTCGGCCTTCAGCTATCTAAGCCACGCCGATCCACCTGGCCCACCACCTCAACCGGTGCCAGCCTCCTACATTTGGGGGCACATATGGGGGCATCTCGCCGCCAGGTCCTACCACCTACCTTATACATCAATGACTTAGTTGCACTATTCGGTAGATGGTAGAGCACACGAACCGGGGTCGGCGGCTACTCGGCGGCTACTCGGTGCACCCCTAGGAAAAAGCGAAAGTACCGTTAAGGAAAAAGTTTTCCGGGTTTCGGATTTCAGATTCTGATTCCAGGTTCGGGGGGTTTAGGCATTATATCTACATACCGGGACCGCTTGTGCAACGACCCAAAAATTTGAAAAACGCAATCGCGTAATATATAGTACATTTTATCCCATACTCAAAGCTCCTAAGATCACTGAACGTAGAGGCCTCAACCAGAGAATCCAAGCCATGCAAACGTACATCAACTCCAGAACAGGCGACGAAGTTAAAGCAGGTCGGATCAGATCGACCGCAAACAGGCCTGAGACCTACGAGCTAAACGTCATCCTGGAGAGTGGTGAGCCGCACATGCTACTTCTTCAAGGCCGGGAGTACTCAGTAGTTCGGGTAACTGACTTCGATAAGCACTTCACCCTAAAGTCGGCGAGGCTACCCTCCAATGATGGAGCACCCAAGATCGCAACCCTAAGCCAACCAGCGCCTGAAGTCAGCGAAGCGTTAATCGCCATGCTGTCCCAAGTCGCATACTGCGCCGATGGTATGTTCACTGCGGAGGGAGACAATAACATGGGAGACGCGGCAGATTGGAAGCGTCAACTACAGCTGGCCACTGATAAATACTACGACCACAAATTCAGCGAGGAATCCAAGCCATGACACAGCCTAAACCCTCAGCACTCACCATCGACAAGCCGTGGGAGTTCAATGTCACTCAGGTCATCACTATCCGAGACAAGCGGTACACCACGCACGATGCGATCAGGCTGGCTGAGGATCTACCGGTTCGATCAGTCCCATTAATGGATTTCAACATCAGCGGCTCCGCCCCGTGCGACAACCAGATGAGAGACTTCGTGGCGCACATGCAAGCTACGCTGGATGCCGACCTCAGCTACCCGATCATTTTGAATCAAGATGGCGCAATCATTGACGGGCGGCACCGCCTGGCCAAGGCACTGTTGGAGAAGCGGACACATATCGACGTCAAGCGGTTTGAGACAGATCCCGGGCAGATCTGGGAGTGGGACAACTAATGGCAGCGTTCAAAACAACCAGGCCTATCATTGATTACATCGACATGGACGAGCTGGGTATTGACCGGTCGCACATGCCGACGATGCAAGACTTCAATAGTCAGTGGGCCGGCCTGGATATCGCCGACAAGTCGACCGTCAAGGCCCTGCTGACCAGCACCACGTTCAAGGACTTCTTTAAGGCGACAGGCACGACCAGCCACAACGCGTCGCTGGCGATGATGACCAGGCCTGCAATGATCGCGTTTTATTTCGGGGTGGTGTGCCGGCAGGAGACTGACTCAGCCCGCGCCGTCCTCATACGCCAGATCATGGAGAAGACGTCGCTGGCGGCGATAACTCACAAGCACATCGAAGAGCTGGTGATGTCGGACAAGGGTCACCTGCAGCAGCTGGCCGACCGGCTCAGGGTCGATGGTGATGGCAAGCGTGGGATACTCAAGGAGCTCGTGGCCTACGGGATGCAGTCAAAGAAGATGGAGGCGGCCCAGCTCGACGAGCATGGTGAGGTCATCGCCCCCGCGGTCTACGGCCTGGCGGACCCCAAGGTTGCGTTCGGCGCCGTGCAGGAGTTGAATAAGATGGATCACGAGTACGGCGAGAACGACAAGGCCACCAGCTCTATCGAGTCACAGGCCGCCCGGGTCCGGCGCCTCGCCAGCCAGATGGACTCCGCAGCTAAGAAGCAAGCTGAAAAACGTGGCGGCATCGCCAAAGCAATCACCCCAAGGGATATTATGTGATGAGCGTATACAGGCTACTCGGGATCTACTACGCGACCAAGGCTGCACATAGCGTATGGTGTCAGCAGTCACCGGCGGCAACTCATTTGATTTGGCGATTTTGGATAGCAAACTAGGTAGGAGATCCAAGCAATGCGAGTAGCTACTCATCCAGTTCAAACACCGTGGTATTACTCCAAGCCGTCCGCGGTCGCCCCTCAAGTGGTGACGATGAAGGCGTACGAGGTCTACTGCCATGTCTACGGCGAGCAGGAGTCGATGGTGACGGACGGGTGCCGCGGCGGCTTCAGTGCCGGTGAGCTGATAGCGTTTCTGTACGCGAGCAGTTTCCCTAAGAGTGAATGGCGCCAACGGGTCGACGAGGCGTTCAAAGGGATGGAGAGTCTATGATGGGAATGGCGATGCCAGAGACTGTTGAAACTCCGAGACCCAAGTACCAAGGCACTGTCGTATGCAGTAACTGTCACGCCGAGTACAAGCCTACACAATGGGTGCACGGCTACTCGGATAGTGGCACTGCAGACCACTTCACCGGCGTCATGGTTACGAGCTGCGACACCTGCCCAGTGTGCAAAACTAAAGCGAATTGAGTCTATGAGCCTGCCGATCCCACCCCCGCCACCCCCGCCACCCAAAGCAGTAACGCCTCCACCACCCCCCGCCCCGCCGGCCGTGATCACCGCGCCTGAGGAGCTCGAGGGCCTGCTCGACATCCCGATGGAGGACGCACTCGTCCATGAGGGTGAGGACGACGCAGCTAAAGCACGCCGGCATCAGACGACAATCGATACGTTCGTGATCAAGTGCTTGAAAAGTTTTGAGTATTTCGCCAAGGCCTGCCTGAAGATCAAGACGAAAACTAACGGTGTGCAGCCGCTGGAGTTCAACGACGCGCAGCGGTACCTGGACTCGGTGGCATCACTGATGCTGGCTGAGCATGGGATGATCCGGATCATTATCGTAAAGGGCCGGCAGCAAGGCCTGAGCACGTGGGTTGAAGGACGTGGATATTGGAAAACGTCGCAGACGCCCGGGACCAACGCCTACATCTTGGCGCACGAGGCCGACGCCACGAAGAACTTGTTCAACATGGCCAAGAGGTACCACGACCACTGCCCGGCTGAGCTGAAGCCGATCATTAAGAAGTCGAACTCGAAAGAGCTGATCTTCAGTGAGATGGAGTCGGAGTACGCAGTCGGCACGGCGAAGACCGGGGACACCGGCCGGGGCCAGACGATACACTTCTTCCACGGATCGGAAGTTGGATACTGGGCGTCGGCCGAGGAGATCAGTGACGGCGTCATGGAGGGCGTGCCTGAAGGGGAGGGAACCGAGATCTATCTGGAGTCCACGGCCAAGGGCGTCGGCAACTATTTCCACTCGATGTGGGAGGGGGCATGCTACGCCGACGACACACCACCGGCTAACTGGAACGGGTACTGGCGTGTATTCGTGCCTTGGTTCTGGGAGCCCGGGTACCGACGCAAGCCTGCAGCTGACTTTGAGTTAAGTGATGCAGAGCAGGAGGTTGCTGACCTCTATAATCTGGACGACCAGCAGATGGCGTGGCGCCGGCATAAGATCGCAACCAAGCATGGCGGTGTGACCCAGTTCCAGCGTGAGTACCCGGCTAACCCCGCGGAGGCGTTTAACGCGGACCTTAACAACGCACTCGTGACGCCGGAGGTTGTTCTTCGGGCGATGCGGGCCGGTCGGGAGCAGGTGTTCATACCGGTCGGTCGGACGATACTCGGGGTGGACGTGGCGCGTGAAGGTGATGATGACACCACGCTAGTGCTGCGCCAGGGCCGAGTAATCTTGTGGTATCGCCGGCTGAGTAAGCTGAAGACACTCGAGGTGGCCAACGAGATAATCATGGCGCTGCGAGAGCACCACATCGACCACGTCTGCATCGATGCGACCGGGGGCTACGGCGCTGGGGTGTATGATGTGCTGGTGGGGTATGGGTTCGGGGAGCGGATAACGCCGGTAGGGTTCGCTGAGAAGGCGATCGAGCGGGACAGGTACAAGAACCGGCGCACTGAGATGTACTGGCTGCTCAAAGAGTGGCTGGAGGCCGGGGCTGCAATACCCGATCGGGATGAGTGGCTGACTGAGCTCTGCGCGATAACCTACATGCATGACCGGTCGACAGATCAGCTGCAGCTGGAGTCAAAGGCTGAGATCAAGAAGCGGATCAAGAAGTCCACAGACATCACGGATGGGGCGGCGTTGACGTTCTGCATGCCATCAACGACAATTGCAGGAGGCTCCGAGAGCAGCTTTGACCCATACAGTGAGTACGGGCACATCTAGGGGATCGACCTATGGCTAATAGACCTTTGACTAAACGCGTGTCGTTCAAGAAGCTGAACGGCCGGGCGATCGTAAACCAACTCGATGGCCGGGAGCGTGACTATCCGGCGTACAGGTTCGGCGGTCGCAACTTCTTTGAGCGCCCTGAAGTTCCGGGCCAGACGTACCGACGATACCAGGACATTGTGGAGTAATCATGCTGCCTAGCTACGCACTATCACGTAAGCGACGCCTGAACCGCGAGAAGGCTGAAGCCAAAAAGGCTAGCAGTGAGAAGGCTGCGATCGAGCTCTCGATGGTGCAGACGCCGGAAGAGGCGATCGCCGCGGTCAAGGATACCGAGATCGCAGGAATGATCGGCAACGAGATCGTCCGGCAGTACCCGGGCCACGGGTGGCAGGTTGTATCTGACATCCAGAATGGGATCGTCAAGATCTACAACGCCCACATCTCAGGACAGATCGGTTGGATCTGGAAGATGGACGAGATGAACCCGGGCACGTTCGAGCGGGACGTTCGGCGGATTGGCGGTGAGATGCTGGAGCGCAGTGGCCTGAGCCGGACGGTGTTCAGTGAGGAAGCGATCATGGAGATTCAGCGAACTATTAACGGTGAAGCGAGGATAGACCTGTCGTGACTAAGATAAATCCCGAAGATACAGACTATGTCATCGAAGGTGCCGGGGCCGGTGATGAACTGGCATCAGTGCCGAAAACTGTCGGCGGCCACGATGACCAATTCTGGATCGGGCTCGCCACGGTTAATCTCGCCACCGGTCAGAACTATCAGAACGCTGCGCTGACAAACCAGTGGGAGCGCAATGCTGATCACTTCAACAATAAGCACTATCGCCGGTCTGCTTATACCTCAAAGTTGTATGCCGGGCGTAGTCGGCTGTTTCGGCCGCTGACTCGATCGGTTGAGCGCTCAGGTGCGGCTCAGTTCGCTGCTGCTATGTTCTCGAACCTGGAGATCATCGACATCACACCTGAGAACGGCGGTGACCCTGAGCAGCTCGCCAGCGCGCGGATGATAAAGCACATCATGAAGTACCGCCTGGAGAAGACTATCCCGTGGTACCTAACCGCGCTCGGCGCCTGGCAGGATACCCGCGTCTATGGGCCATGCGCCACGTATACCACATGGGAGTATCGAGAGCAGAAGGTCAAGGCTGAAGCCGGCGAGAAGACTGAGTTTGAGGAAGCAGAGGTGCTATCGGACAAGCCGGTGATCGAGATGATCCCGCCCGAAGGCCTGCTGGTAGACCCAGCGTGCGACTGGCGCGACCCGATCAACTCGAGCCCCTATGTGCTGCGGCTGGTGCCGATGTATGTGGTGGACGTCGAGGATCGGATGAAGGACTCGGATGAGTCGGATGCCGAGCCGTGGATAAACCTGACCCGTGAGCAGATTCTTTCGGCGGGCACCGACCGATACAACCAGGTTCGCCAGGCGCGTGAGGGCGACAACCGCCCGGATAAGTTCGACTCACAGGACCGTCCTGAGTTTAAGATCGTCATGGCGATCGAGAACTTCGTCAGGCTTGATGGCAAAGAGTGGGTGTACTGGACGCTCGGGTCGTATCTGCTATCGAAGCCGATACCGCTGAAGCAAGCGTACGTAGTAGGCCGCCGTCCGATCACATACGGGTTCAGTGTCGTCGAGGCGCACAAGTTCTCGCCTAGCTCTCCGACCGAGCTGATCTCGCAACTGCAGATGGCGATCAACGACACTGCCAACCTGCGGATGGATAACGTCAGACTAGCACTCAACAAACGCTACATCCTGCGCCGGGGCTCGGCGATCGATCTGGATGCGCTGATGGCGAGCGTACCTGGCGGTGGTATCTACACAAACGACCCGGAGCGAGACGTCAAGGTCGTCACGACCAGCGACGTCACAGGCTCCAGCTACAAGGAGCAGGAGCGTCTCGAGACAGAGAGCAACGACATCACCGGGTCATTCACCGGCGCATCGATCCAGAATAACCGCGCGTTGAATGAGACGGTCGGCGGGATGGAGATGCTGGCCGAGGGCAGCAACGCGATCAGTGAGTTTGACATCCGGACGTTCGCCGAGACGTTCATGAAGCCTCAGCTCGAACTGCTGATGGCCTATATCCGGATGAATGAGACCGACGACGTGCTGCTGAACATGGCGTTCCAGGAGGCTCGCAAAGTCGCAGGATTCGAAGCTCCTGGAGGTGAGGATGAGGAGGACACCAAGAAGCGGCTCATCGAGCGGATGCGTAAAGATGCGATGACGCTGCGAGTCAACGTCGGCCTCGGTGCGACCAGCCCTCAACGGAAGTCGGACACTCTATCCCGGACAGTAGGGATCATCTCGCAGAACCCTGACCAGGCTAAACGGATCGACTGGGATGAGGTAACTCTCGAACAGTTCGCAGCTAACGGCTACGGCGACGGCAAGCGGTTCCTTCTTCAAGACGAGGAGGGTGAGTCAGGCCCAACTGAGGAGGACCTGCAGGCTGCCTACGAGCAGGGGCAGTCAGAAGGTGCTGATCAAGCCAAGATGGCGGATGTCGAGGCACGTAGAGAGATTGCCATGGCCAAGCTCGACCTTGACCGAGAGCTCGGGTTCGCCAAGATCGCGCTCACTGAAGGCATCACGATGGCTCAGCTCCAGACCAAGTTGGATGTCGAAACGAAGAAGGACGCCACACGTCGAGATACCGCGGCGATGCAGGCACAGTCCACAACCAACGAGCTTGAGTTCAAGCGCACAACAGGGAAGCCAGGCGTATGACCGATGTCGATGATGCAGCGTATACGGGCAATGATGAGCTAACTGAGGACGCGCGGATCGCCGTCGATGCACGCCAGTCCGCGATGACTGCCGACCTAGAGCGGATCGTCCAGGCGTCAGAGGGCGCCAAAGAATGGCTCCGGCAGCCCCTCGGCAAAGAGTTCAAGCAGGCGATCGCAGCAAACAAACTCGATGCGATGACTCGAGCAGCTACAGCTCAAAATCCTGAAGCAGTTAAAGAGGCCCAGTTCGACTTTGCGGTATGGAGTCGGATCGAGACAGTCATAGGGCAGGTCATCGTTGGTGGCCCTGAAGCACTCAAACATTTAGAAGCGATTCACGCGGAGCCTAACAATGCCTAAGCCTAATCCTGACGAAGCAACACCTGATCTGAATCCACGTAGTGCTGCTATGGATGCGATTGCTGCGTCCGCCCGCCAGCGTCGAGATGATGAGCTTGGCGATGATCTCACGATCGAAGAGATCGCGGGTGTCGCACCTGCTCCTGGGCCAGATGACGAAGTTGTAGTCGTTGATGAACTTGACAACGACCCACCTGCACCCGATACTGGGCTTATTGAGCGCGAAGGTCAGCAGTATTTACAGCTCAAAGTCAACGGTGAAGATCGAGAACTTTCGGTCGCAGATGCGGTTGAAGCCCTGCAAAAAGGGCAGAATGCAGATGTGCAGACCAAGGCGGCAGTTGAAGCCCGCCAGCGGTACGAAGCACTTACAGAAGAACTGGCGATCCAGCCGCCTCCATCTACCCAGCCGGATGATGCAGAGGCACGGAGAGCTGAAACAAAGCAGGCTGTAACAGCCGCGCTTAATACGCTGTACGAAGATGGAGATGTTGATAAGTCGTCAGAGGCTCTGACTGATCTGATCGCTGGACTGACCGCACCTGCAGCTCCGCAGGCCCCGACCACAGTCGACGAAGCTGCAATTGAGCGAGTCGTAGCGAAACGAGAAGACAAGCAAACTCTTAAAGCGGCATATGATAACTTTGCGGGAGAAGAGCGGTACAAGCGTATCGTAGATGACCCCGACCTGCTGACTCTGCTGGACATGCAGACCGACAGACTTCAGGATGACACCGCGTTCATGGCGACGAATCCGAGTTATCACGACACATTTGTAAAGGCTGGGGAAGCAGTTCTGACTAAGCTAGGTGTACCGCCTGAAAAGTCAGAGTCTGAAAAGATCGTTGACCTGAAACGTCGACAAACATCCACTCCCTCCCGCACTTCCAGACGTGCCGCCCCCGCTCCAGAGCAGCCTAAGACTACTTCCGACATCGTCGCCGATATCGCAAGACAACGTGGCCAGACGAGCCACTAAACTGGAGTACGACTTATGTCCGGACAATTATGGAGTGTTAATAACCTGGGTGGCTTCATGTATTCGGACGAGTTGTCCGATTACTTGCGCACCGAACTGCAGCCCATGAGCCGCTTCCGTCAATTCTGTGACGTGAAGGAAGGCAAAGGGAAAGAGAAAGGCGAGCTGTTCAACTGGAACGTCTACTCCGATGTGCAGGACGACGGCGGTACGGTTCTTGAGACCGACGTCACCCCTGAAACCAACTTCACCATCACCCAAGGACAGCTGACTGTAACGGAATTCACCAACTCGGTGCCGTACACCAAGAAGCTGGACGACCTGAGCCGGCATCCGGTCAAGGAAGTCATTCAGAAGGTGCTGAAAAACGACGCCCGCAAAACCCTGGACCGAGCAGCTCATGAGCAGTTCGACGCCACTGTGGTCACGGTCACCCCCACCGGCGGTAACTCCGCCACGGCAGTAACTGTCGAGGTCGGCGGCGCGACGATCACCAACAACATCGCGATGAACAAAGAGCACATCAAGGCGATCGCCGACATCATGAAAGAGCGGGAAATCTCGCCTTACATGCAGGACGATTACTTCGCGATTGCTCGTCCGACCACCCTGCGTACGTTCAAAAACGAGCTGGAGTCTATTCACCAGAACGTCGAGTCCGGCATGCAGCTGATCTTCAACGGTGAGGTAGGCCGCTACGAAGGCATTCGGTTCGTAGAGCAGACCAACATCGCCTCTGAAGCCTGGACCAACGGTCTGTCTGACGCGGTGTTCTTCTTCGGCGCCGATACCGTCGCTGAAGCGATCGTTGAGCCTGAACAGATCAGGGGTAAGATCCCCACAGATTACGGCCGATCGCGCGGAATCGCCTGGTACTATTTGGGCGGATTCGGCATCGTCCACAACGCTGCAGATGGCTTGCAGAACCGAATCATCAAGTGGGATACCGCAGCTTAATCGAGGGCTAGATCATGGAAACTAAAATGTACGGCGGGAAAGGTGGGAGCTACAGTCACAACATGTCTGACTATAGCCCCAACGCTGGCGAGAATCAGGAGCACTACGACGCCAGCGCTTCGCGTTCGAGCACCACTGGCATCGCCGATATGGCCGGTGTCGAGTACGGCTTGAGCATGGTAGAGGGGACTGAGGTCAAGAACGCCGAGATGGTGACTGACAATCAACGCCCTGAAGGTCGTCGCGATAGCGCCGGCGATGGCTTTGTGATCGGATGCTGAGGAGCTGACTTATGGCAATTATTAAACCAACAGCCACGTATGATGATCCACTAAAGATCTCGTACATCCTTCCAGCCTCGGCGATCGACACTGCTGGTGTCAAGCTAGGCATGGTCGGACCTGCAGGAATGCAAGGCCGGGTCGAGTCGATGGAGGCGCTGGTCACTGCTGATGTCACTGTAGCTGCGGCTATCGTCAGTATTGGCAGTGCTGCGGATGCAGACGCGTACGCATCGCTCACCGTTGCTGTAGGTGTTGCGGATACGTTCGCAAACGCCCCAGTCGACGGTGTGACCGCGCTACTTCCAGCAGATACCCTGTTCGAGATCTCGTCTGACGGCGGGGCGACGGCAGGCGATGCTAACATCGTCGTGACCATCGCCTGGTTCTAAGGCACTAGCTGGACAAAAAGGCGCACCTCCGATACCCTTGGATGTGCGCCTTCTCTATTTAAGGTACTAAATTATGCCGTATCTAAACGACTACCGGAACAATACGGATCACGTCGCCAATCGTGACACGCGAGTCGCCCAAGGTGACTTCCCTGTCAAGGTCCGCACCAGACCCACTCGAGAAGATACACTCTATGGGGAAGAGTACCTGGAAGGGAGCATCACTGAAGGTGTATCGACTGCGCACAGCATCTACGTAGACGGCCATCAGCCCATGGAGGGCGACAACTATGTCATTCAACTCGGATAAGCCGTACGGGACGATCCATGGACTACTAGCCGAGTGCCCTCAAGCGCGGTATGAGCAAGGCGGGAAGCTGTTCGACAACCGGTTTCGAGAGGTTAGCCCTGGGGATCTGGTACAGGCGGCACCTGCTCCGGCGCCAGTAGCCCCGGCACCCTCTCCGACTCCATCGCCAGTAGCCCCGGCTCCTACCCCGGCTCCTACCCCGGCTCCGGCAGCACCTGTCGCCCCCCAAGCCACACAGCATGTACCTGTCCCAGATCCTGAGGCCGATGCGCTTGCAGCTGAAGTCACTGAACTCAAGGTCAAGCTGACAGAAGCTGAAGTCAAAGCTAAGGCCAGCCCAACGCCTACCAACCGCGCTGCGGTGACACGCCTGACCAACAAGTTGAAGAAGTTAGAAGACTAATTTACTGAGGTGACCGATGCAGGTACGAACCTTCCTGGATCTCTGCCAGCAGCTAATCTCAGATGCAGGGATTTCAGGCACAATCACGAACACCGAAGGCCAGGTAGGCGAGTTGGGCCGTGTAGTTAATTGGGTGTCCCGAGCTACGACTGAAGTCGAAGGGCTGTGGTTTGACTGGGACTTCTTACATGAGTTTCACACGTTCCCGACCATCCAGGGCGTACGCGACTACCCACCACCCCCAGACCTGAATCTGTGGGATGATAAGACCTTCTCGATTACAGACTTCGAGCAAGAGTTGGTACCCACTCCATGGGCAGAGCATAAACGCAGCCCGATAGCCCCTCAAAGCGGTGACCCATTCACCTTCGTCATCCTGCCCGACAACGGTGTCAGGTTCCTGGATACTCCGACTCGGGTGCTTACGATCGCAGCTCAGTATTTCAGAACGGCGACCGAGCTCATTGCAAACGCTGATACGCCTGCGATCCCTGTCCAGTTCAGGGATATCATCGTCTACAAGGCGCTGCAGTACTACGCCAACTACGAAGGTGCAGACGAGTCCAAGCTGGCAGGCCTTGAGCAGTACGCTCCACGCCTCAGGCAGTTGGAGTCCAGCGAACTTCCATCGAATCGTGCATCTGGATCGGTCTATACAGGCACTGAGATCCAAGTCATTACGCCTGGAATCGACGACTACTCAGGCGAGAACTTCTAATGGCTAGGCAGACCCAGCCACAGCGAAAGCAGTATGTGATCTTCGGCGGTGGCCTGGACCTAGTCACACCGCCACTACAGGTAGATCCAGGACGTGTGATCAACGCCAAGAACTTCGAGGCTGACGTCAGCGGTGGATATCGCATGATGCGCGGGTTCGAGAGAGCTGATGGTCGAGAGTCCCCAACTCGGAGCTCTTGGCACGTGATTACCGTCGTCGACGGATCTACGTTCGTCATCGGAGAGCTAGTACTTGGTGAAGAGTCCGGCGCCTGCGGCATATTGATCGCGTCCACGACGAACGCACTTTATATGGTCTCTGTCATCGGAGACTTCGTCGCAGGTGAGTCGCTGAAGGCCACGAGCGCAGAGACTACATCGACGTCCACAGCGTTCCAGAATGCCACAGTCGACGACGCTGTAACGAGCGCAGCTGTTCGGTTTGCTAAAGAAGAGTACTTCAAGGCATTTATCGAGGCCGTACCTGGCACAGGCCCGGTACGTGGGGTGCATCGCCACTTTGACAAGCTCTACGCCATGCGCGATATCGACGGGACCGAGTGCGGCGTCTATGAGGCTACAGCAGCCGGCTGGGTCCGTGTGCCGTTCGGAGACATCATGTTCTTCGACACCGGACTCGCAGCGATTACTGCTAATGATACACCTGGCACTGTGATCAACGATGGGGCCGCCAACACAGCCACTATTGAAGCGGTGGTATATGAGACGATCGCGTCCACAACAGGGTACATAGTCGTATCAGGTTACACGGCCGGCTTCTCAGCCACTGATCCAATCTTGCAGGGAGCGACACCGCTCGCCACTGTGAGCGAGTCAGCCATACCGTTTGTTCAGAAGCCTGCAGGTCGGTACGAGTCGTTCTCGCATAACTTCTTCAGCAGTGCAGCTACATCGCAAGTCCACTCTGTGGACGGAGTGAATCCAGCATTTATAATTGACCCTGATCGGAGCCACGCCCACCCGGTTTACACAGATCAGACGAATCGATCCACAGATACACCCACGTTCTCAGCACCTTACAAGAGCCACTGGTTCGTCGGGTACGCTCGAGGCCTGCTCCGAAACAGTGAGCCGAACAACCCAGAGTTGTGGGATGCCGCAAGCGGTTCACTGGAGATCGCAGTAGGCGCGGCTGTGACAGGGTTCGACACAACCCCTAGCTCTCTTACAGTCGCCACACGTCGGATAACGTACGTCCTGACCGGCACCACGATCGACGACTTTCTATTCGATGTCTCTAGCGCCAAGACCGGGGGAGCGCCGTACACGCTGCAGCACATCGGAACTACATACATGCTCGACGATCGAGGCGTGATCGAATTGAGTCGTGTACTGGCGTTCGGTAACTTCGAGAACGCCACAGTATCTCGCAAGATCACACCACTGCTGAATCGGCTGCGATCATCAATCGTAGCGTCGACAGTGTCCAGGGCGAACAATGTCTACCGTCTAATCACCAGCGACGGACGTGGGCTATCGATGACCCTCCAAGAGGAGGGCATCATTGGGTTCACTGAGTTCGACGTTCAGCGCGGAGTTAGCTGTGCATCGAACCAAGAGGATGAGGCAGGTGAAGAGCGGAGTTACTTCGGAAGTACAGACGGATTCGTCTATGAGTGGGACCTTGGCCAGTCGTATGATGGCGATGCTATCGAGCGGTGGCTCCAGCCTGTAAACCACTTCCTTGAATCTCCAACCACCCTCAAAAGGTTCTACCGTGCATTCATTGACACAGTGCTGGATGGACGAGCAACAATTCAGATCTACGCCGAGCTGGCCTCAGGCGCGGCCTCAAAACAGCCGATCCTGACCCAGACCAAATCACTCGCAGGGTTGGAGTCAGGGTGGGACGTAGGGCTGTGGGATGAGGCTATATTCGACGCCAACATCACCACTGGTGCAGAGATCGACCTGACCGGCAGTGGTGACTCGATAAGCCTGATCTTCTACAATACCTCAGCGACCGACGATCCTGTAACCTTAAAGGACGTAGTCTACCACTACAAGCCACGACGGATGATCAGGGGATCACGATGAGTAATGATTTTTACAGCAAGCCTGCATCACCTGCACTGCCTCTGGCCACGGTTCGATCCGCGCAGTTCAACACTAATAACGAGGCCGTGGAGGCAGGGTTCGACAAGCTGCCGACAGAAGATGACGTAAAGCGAATTCAATACGGCACAGATGGAAGCGCGACAGCGGCACTTTATGAAGTGACAGTCCCGTACCTAGTAGGTGGTACATACCGAGAAGGCCTGGAGGTGACATTCAAGGCCATCTTCGAGAATACAGGCCCAGCTAACATCTCAGTCAACGGCGGTACAAACGAGCCGATCATCGATGGCACTGGAGCAGCGCTCGTTGCAGGAAGTATTAAAGCAGGTCAGACGATCTCGCTGATCCGAGAGCCAGGAGCGGCAGGCACAGGGTTTCAACTATTATCGACAGTACTGCTGCAATCGGATGTCGCGGCAGCTGTTGCGGCGGCGGCAGCGTCAGAAGCATCCGCGACTGACTCCGCTAATTCAGCGACTGACTCCGCTAATTCCGCAGCCAGCATTAGCGATCCTCGGTTCGATAACAGGTACTCCCCTAAATTCGCCACAGTAGCAGCAATGGTATCAGCAACTCCTGTTGCACTTGATGGGGTTTCTGTCACTCCAGTTGTCGGCATGGTCGTCGCTATTGACGACTACGCCACAGGCAATAGATCGGGATTAATGTTTGGTCGAATAGTAGCGGCTGCGACAGGAACAGTTGACGGCGGTTCATACATTGATTTGGCTAGTGGGCTGCAGTTTGAGCAGAACTTCCCTCGTCTGATAACTGCTAAGTTATTTGGTGCAACAGGACTAGGTGTGGCTGATGAGACTACTAAGCTTCAAGCGTTTTCTGACTTCTTTTTAGACATATCAGGCAGAGATGTTAGATATCGCGCCTTGATCGATCCCGGTACATACAAATTTACAAGCTTGACTATCGACGATGCAGGTACAGAGACCGGAGGTACAAACGGCAGGTCTGTTATCTCTGGGGCTGGCAGGATCAATACTCAACTGGTATGCACTTCAGCTACAGCGGACGCTATTACGTTGACTGCGGGAAGAATCGATCTATCTGAGTTCACTTTAACATCTGACGGAGTTAACCGGGCCAAGGCTATTGGTGCAGGTAACGGGCTTGTTATCGATAAGAATGCTGGCGCTCCAGATACTGTAACTATTGCCAAGTTCTCACTTACAAACATTCAGATTCTGGAGCAGCCTGGCCATGGTTTCCAAGGCATTAATCCAGAGCTTATGCACCTCAAAGGTGTAACTTCTGAAAGTAACGGCGGCGATGGGTTCTTCCTTGACGGTGCCAATGGAGGTTCGCCGTTAGGTATCGGCAATCTATTGGAGAATACACGCGCCAGGTTAAATACTGGGCGAGGGTATACTATTGATGGTGTCGATTACACAACCCTAATAAATCCTCAAGCCTTAAACAATGATGCCTCTTCAGAGATCTGGAGTAGTGGCAAAGGCACAATCATTATCAACCCCGATGTGGAGTCTGATACTGCAGCGTCACATGCCGTTGGTATCACACTAAGTGGGCTTAGGAGCAAGGTCCTCGGCGGTCTAGTGTTTGGCACCACGATTGGTATAGACCTGAATGGTGACGGGGAATCGGTAGACGGAACACACTTCACTAACTTTAGCCTCGCCTACGATATGACTCAGGCGGTTGATACAACTGGTGCGACGAACTATAACGTTGACATAGCAGACGCTGACGCTGCGCTCAAAGTATTGAAAGGTGTACAGCCACTATCTCCACATGATGGCGGTGTCCAGATCATAGGGCCATACCATGAAACCGCAACCAGCGTTGGCCAGGTCAAAGAGTTCACAGTAACTTCAGACGCAGCTTTTCCACTGGGAGACGACGGAGAAGCAGGTGGGGGTCTTGTAAAGGTTTCTGCGTACTATATAACCCTCACGTCAGGGGCGACTATTCAGCCGCCACTGATCACTAGGGAAGGCCAGGAGTTTGATATTATCTTCAAACAGGATGCCACAGGAGGCCGGGCTGTATCCTTTTCAGGAGCTAATTGGAGAAGTAGTTTCTCGAATACCGGCAACACAGCTAATACTACGTCAACCGTTAGATTCCGTCGTCACTTTGACAGCTCAGATTCTTCAACCAGGTACATCCAAATTGGTGCACAAATGCCCTGGGTGTGACAATAGGTGATAGCTATGAGTAAAGAAACAGCAGAAGCAACAGCAGAAGCAACAGCAGAAGCAACAGCAGAAGCAACAGCAGAAGCAACAGCAGAAGCAACAGCAGAAGCAACAGCAGAAGGTAACGTAAAATACTCTGACGCTACCCTTGAAGCACTAGAGCGATTGGGTCACCCTCACCCTGACTACCAAGGATAGTGTGAAGTAATGATTATCACAGTCAGACGGATGCTGTCGACCGCCGACGCAACGCTATCAGAAGTACTGGTCGACGGTGTGCGCCAATGCTTCGGACTCGAGGATGAGTACCGCGATCAGAAGATCGCCGGCGAAACTCGCATCCCTGCAGGGGCTTACAAAATCGGCATCAGAGCTGAGGGCGGCTTCCACAACCGCTACTGTGAGAGGTTCGCAGGCTTCCACCAAGGCATGCTGCAAGTACTAGATGTGCCGGGGTTCGAGTTCATCCTGATCCACGTAGGCAACACTGACGAGGACACTGCTGGGTGCCTGCTGGTAGGGCAGAGCTGCACTGCGGCCAATGGCACGGCCATAGTCGGGTCATCGGCGGCTGCGTACCGAGAGCTGTACCAGAAGGTCATAGCTGCTGCGATCGCAGAAGACCTGGTGATCCACTACATAGACGGAGACCGACATGCCGACGATTAAGTGGCTCCGAGACAACTGGTTCTTGCTGGCGTTCGTGTTCGCTTCTGGCAGCGCCTACGCCTGGCAAGAAGTACAGCGCCAAGAGTTGTCCAAGGTGGTCGTAGAGCAGCATCAGATACTTAAGGACCAACGCCGCGTCGGTGAAGCCGTGATCAGGCTACAGGCGCAGCAGGGCGCTATGGCAGTCACTCAGGGCGACATCAAAAAGAAGTTGGATCTGCTAATCGAGCTGCAGTTAAAGAGGACTAGGTGATCCACTACGTAGACGGAGACCGATGACATGTTTGGGATACTAGGTAAAGTTTTTAGTGGCTCCGGCGTCGTCGGGTCAATCGAGCGCATTGCGAGCGAGTTCATTGAAACAGATATGGAGTCGGCCGAGGCTAAGTCTCTAATGATCAAGACGCTCGACCCGAATGGTTTGATGCGTCGGAATCTATCCCAATTCGCCTGCTGGGCGTATGGGTTTTATCTCGTGGTGACTTCCGTCCTCGTCCTGGTTCACGCATTTGGCATCGGCGAGGCAGCTCAATCCAAAGAAGCCATCGACGCGATGACTGAACTGTTCCTCCCCATCACCGCATCTTGGGGTGCAATCGTCTCGGCGTCCTTCGGTGTGAATGCAACGAACTCGATCAAAGGTAAGTAAGGACACCCATGGCATTGCTAGATTACATCATCATCTGCATGCAGCTGGTGATCATCTACCGCCTTGGTACGTCCCCGATCTGGCGGACTGACCGACACGCTGTAGAGTGCCTAAAGGTAATCTATTTCAGCATTGGCGCAGTCGCTGTGATGACGATCTGCGCCGTCATCGCCGTAGGTGTGCTAGAACTTCTCAGAGGGACTCCCAAGCACGTGTACTTAGGAGCTCTCGCCATATTAACGCTGCACTCTCTGATCGCGTACCATGTAGTCTATACCATTGATACAAGTCGTATAATAAGGAGATTACATGCCACTCGGCGACCCGGAGGTATATAGGCACTTCGCAGGGATGGCGATCTCCGGGCTCTTAGGGATTATCGGAGGGATCGCTACTTTCTTCTACGAGGTCGACAACGGCAAACGGCGATTCACATGGTTCGGGATGTTGTCGATGTCCATCGTGGCATGCGTGATGGGGATGATAGCCGGAGAGTTCGTACCTGATGGTGAGAACTACTACGGAGTGACGCTGGCGGTAGGTCTGAACGCCTACCCATTTTTTGGGTTCGTACAGAGGAAGTTCAGAAAGCGCATCGACAAGTGACCCAACTGGCGCACCGATCAGCCTGCTGGTACACTTCGAGGATACATTAAAGCCAGAGGAGCGGATCAGTGGCACTCCCTACTGAGACTGACATCACGACTACATCACCCACTCCGCTCCGTATGGAGGCGGTAGCCCCGGGGCCGCCCGTAGCTACGCAGCAGATCGAACCGCCGGTTGCAGCCGCACCGCAGCCAGGTGACCAGATCCCTCCTGCAGAGCAAGCACCTGCACCTCAGCCTGACGTCACTCCTCCCGCAGCGCCGGCAGAGCTAAGCCCCTACGAGCCTACGCCTGAGTCACTTCCTAGAATTCAGAAAGGCCTAGTGTCTATGCTGTCGGAGGAGAATGAGCTCCGTGAGCTTGCTGCAGCTAAAGGCATGCGCATCGGCAGCCGACGCGGCCTAGGAGCTTCGTCGTTCGCAGCGCGAGCAGGGGTCGGAGCAGAGCTGGATTATGTCACTCCGATCGTAACCCAGGCTGAGCAGTTCGACGTTCAGAAGGAGCTACAGGCACAGGCGCACCTTGCCAATAAGTACCAGCAGGATGCGGACATTGAGTTCCAACGCTGGGCTAAAGAGGCAGACCTGAGCCACCTGCAACTGCTGGAGGGCAACCGAAGCGCAGCAACCGCCGGGCAGAATTACTCGAGTCAGTTGGCCAACATCTATGCCGACCCTGCTACGACGACCCTGCAGAAGCAGGAGGCAGCTCGGCTACTGTCTAACACATTCACACAGAACCTGGAGTTGATAGAAGCAACATCGAAGATCGATCTCTCCAAGTTCCTTCCAGACTTCGTAGCGCAGCAGACAGAGCGACAGCAGAGGCAATCGGACCCGCTACAGGCGGAGTTAGACGATACAATCACGTCAGCAGGGTGGGCAGTGAGCGCTCCAGGCACCGGCGACTTTGACGTTGGCGGTTACGGCGTAACTGACACTACAGGCACTGGCCGCTCGCTCGCTGATCTTGGCGCTGCAGTAGGCCCAGCACTGTCGAAATACGCAGGAACATTCACAGCGGGTTCAATGCTCGGAGGTCCAGCAGTCGGCGCAGTGGCCGTCGCTGCTCGCGCAGCGTACGACGCATACACCGGAGGCTCCGGATCGACCGCCGGCGGACCAGACATCTCGAGAGGGTACGGCGAAGGACCCAGTGGCGGCGATGGCGGAGTGGGAGGCCCTGGGGAAGCTGGCGGCGTAGGTATGGGCGGAGGCATTGGCTTGTGACACCCACTGACAAAGTAGTCACATGGGTTGCAGATAACATGCCATGGCTCGTAGCATCCAAGGAGCGAGCAGCTCAGCTGGTTAGAGAGTGTCAGTCATCCGCAACCGGGTACATGGCTGAAACTGAGACCGGGATCATCATGGCGTTCGACCGACCCACGCTATGGGCTGAGAAGCGCAATACTCAGATCGTAGCCCTCTCCGCCGCAACAATTGCAGACGCTGAGGACTTGATCGAAGGACTCATGGCGTGGCAGGAGAAGCGACGTGGCAGCTTGCTGGTGTGCTACACCGCACCGTTCTACTCCCTGGCTGAGGACGCGCTGCTTAACGCCGGATTCTCACAGCAAGGCACGATGCTCGTAAAGCGTCGCTACGATGAAGATGAATACAGAGAGGCAGGCTAATGGGACTCCTAAGCAAGATCGTCAAAGGTGCAAAGAATCTCTTCAAAGGTGCAGCGAAGGTATTCAAGCGAGCAGTCAAAGAGGTCAAGCGGTTCGTGACCTCGGACTTAGGCAAGGCACTCGTAGCATCAGCTGCCATTTTTTATGGGGGTCAGGCGCTTGGGGCGTGGGGCACGGGCACGACGGTTGCGGCTCCAGGTGCAATCCCAGGAGTCGGGGCAGGTACGGCAGCCGCAGCCCCTGCGACTACTGCGGTACCATTCGAGCTAGGTGGTGAAGGGCTTGCCGCAGCTACACCGGCAGCACCATTCGAGCTAGGTGGTGAAGGGCTTGCCGCAGCTGCACCGGCAGCAACTCAAGCGGTTGCGGCTCAGGCACCAGGAGCGTTGGAGTCCATCCAAGGTGCAGCGACCGGGGTTATAGATAAAGTCAGCGCCGGAGCCAAGGCCTATGAGGCTTGGGCTAAGGCCAACCCGCTAACATCCAAGGTCGTAGGGAAGGCACTGGCGTCCTTAACCGCCACCCCTAAGACGAACGAAGCGCTTGAACTTGCGAAGTGGCAACGGGCCAACAGGAATGTAGCAGGCGTAGACGTCGGAGGCGCAGGGGCTGGATCATTGAGCTTGCCACAGCTCCAGCGAACTACACGCTACGTCGATCCGCAGCAGAGAGGCGGGCTAGTGTCACGCCTTAACAGGAGCACCTAACGATGGCCGGATTAGTAACCCAAGCAACTACGCCTGAGGCGGCACCAGCTACCGGTGAGGCGGCTTCGGCTGATGAGCAGGAAGCCTACGACTCAGCGCTGAAGATGGCCGGCGAGATGTTATATGGCGACGACACATCCAGCGATAAATTCATGGGGATGCTGTCCGAAGGTGAACCTGTACAAGCTGTAGCAGGGATCGTGACGTTCATCATCGACGCGATCGAAGACGTATTCCAAGGGCAGCTACCTGAGGCGGTAATCGTTCCAGCGTCCGATGAAATCACCGACATGGTGCTGGAGATGGCCGAACAGGCAGGCGTGATCCCGGAAGTCACCGAGGATATCGCGGTCCAGGTCAAAGGCGCGGTCATGCAGTCTCTGGTAGAGACCTACGGTGCTGATCCCGAGGCGTTCGCTGAAGCGGTCCAAGGCACCGACGATGCAACGATGCAGCAAGCTCAACAAGTATTTGGAGGCGTGTGATGGCTGGACTACTCAAGCAATTGGCAGGGGCCGCCGGCAGCGTCATGGTAGAGCAGGCCGACGCTACGCTCGCCGAGCAACGCACGGCACGCCTGGCCAAGCTCAAGGAAGGTATGAGCATCGCCGCTGAGGGCCGAGCCGAGACACGAGCTATCGGAGCTGAGGGTCGTCGAGAGACTCGTGATGTTGAAGCGGCCAGAGTGAAGCAGGAAGGCGCTGTTGAAATCGCAAAGATCCGGGCCCAAGCCACGGTCGATAACCTCAAGACAGGTCCGAAAAGCAAGACCGAGGTCAAGGACGATAACGGCAACGTCATCCGTACTGTGCTGCACAACTATGACGGCACCTCCACAGTAGTGGACCATATCGAAGGCACCAAACAAGACTTTGAGACATGGGGCGCCGCGCAGAAGCAGGAAAAGCGCAACGTCAAAGAGGATGAGACCGCATCCGAATGGGTCGACCTACTCATGCCGAAAGGACTGATTGATGCCAAGACCGAAGACATGATCGAGGAGATGTTCGGAGGCGACGACGCAGCGGCGAAGAAAGCAGCGCAGGCAGCTATCCGCAAGCGCATCTCTGCAGGCCAGACGTTTGATGAGGTTCACAAGGCCGTACTGGATGGGACTCTCCGCAGTGAGGCGGCCCCAGCAACAGCCGCCCCTCAGGTAGATCCGACTAGTAAGCTCCCCGACCCTGCAACCAAGAAAGGCAAGATCCTCACAGACCCTACATCTAAGCGTCGCTACATCTCGGACGGAGTGACTTGGAAGGAAGTATAAATGGCACAGCAGGACGAGATCCAATGGGTTGAGGAGGAGGCCACTCCAGATGAGCTGGCTCAAATACAGTGGGTCGAGGAGGATGCACCCGCCCCAGCACAGGTAGCGACCCCCGCGTCTGAGGAGCCAGTCGGAGATCCCAGCATTGCTGCTGATATCGGCCGAGAGATTGGCGCCGGTGCCGTCGCTGCTACAGGCTACGCACTTGAAGGTTTCGGCGAGGCATCCCGACGCGCAGCTGCCCCGATCGCAGCAGGCCTGAACTGGGCGTTCGACACCAACTTCTTCCGATCAGAGAACGTACTCTCCGGCGCATCCAAGGCCACTGATAAGTACAGTAAGGACATCGAGGCCGAGCAGAGCGCTGAATGGCGCAAGGCTAAGGCCGGGGCTCAGATCACTGGTGATCTGACCGACCCATCAACATGGAGCTGGGGCAAAGATCCGTCGCTCAAGGGGTTCGCAGCGCAGACCCTCAACGTACTGGGGCAGGCAGGCCCGATGGCTGCACTGGCGGTGGCAACACGTGGGCAAGGGCTGCTACCTCAGCTGACGGCCACAGGTATAGTAGGAGCAGCCACGACTGTCGGCGCCGGTCGATCAGAGATCCGCACCGAAGTAGAGAGTATGAGCCCTCAGCAGCTCCAGTCGGAGTCTGCGCTGTATCGTGATCGAATCTCCCAAGGTGATACATCTGTCGAGGCCCGGCAGAAAGTCATAGACACTGTATCCGACGACTCGTTCTGGAAGCTGGCCGGCATCGGCGGGCTGGGTGGCTTCGCTACCGGCTATGTGCTGGGCGGAGCAGCCAAGAAGCTAGGCGCCAACGCGGTAGCCCGGGCAGGTATGGAAGGCCTCGGTGAGGGAACAGAGGAACTCCTGGAAGGCGTCGCCAAGAACGATGCGTTCGGAGCCGCAGGCATCAAGAAGGATCTGATGGAGGGCTCGTTCGGGAACCTGGTTATGGGCGCCGCGGGCGGAGCGACTACCGCGGGGGCGTTAGCTGTCGCCGGGCGTGAGGTTGAGAGAGTCCGAGATCTAACCAGTCGGACAGAAACTCGACGCCAAGAGGCCGCCGAGGCAGGTGAGGATGCGCTGTCCCAAGAATTGGCTGCCGGAACTGGCCAGGCTGAGGACATCAATGAGGATGCTGCACGCCCCGCTCCTGAGAGTCCTGAAGATCGAGAGGCTGCCGTCCGTCAGATCCAAGCACGTAACGACCTGATCGAGCGGGTGGCTGGAGGCGCTGAGCCTTCGATCGCGGAGGCTGCACCAGAGGCACCCCTGCCACCAGCTGCTGCGACTGAAGCTGCTGCTGCGCTTGAGATGGTCAAGCTGCCGGATCTGGACCCTACGAAAGAACCAGGCATGGTGCAGATAGCTGCCGAGCTGGACCCTGACGCCCTTGATCTGGCAGAGATCCCCGGTGAGATAGCCACGGAGCAGATAACTGCAGAGGACGTCACCGATGCATTGGAGAGAGGCCGCCCCGAGAGAGCAGAGCAATTTGCTGAGCTATCCCAGCGCTATGCGGATCAGCTGCCTGAAGGCGAGGCGAGGCATAAAGCTCAAGCTGTAGCTGCCGTAGCCAAAGCTGCCGTAGAGCCGACCCCAGAAGTACCTACGAAACCGGAAAAAGTAGATACGTTGCCAGAACCTGTAAAGGAAACGGCAGAACCTATACAGGTCGAGCCTACAACAGCGGCCACGCCACTGCCGCATACTGAGCGAGACTCAGCTCCAGTAGACTCATGGGTAGAACTGGACGACACAGATATGCGCGGCAAGCCTGTCGCTCAGATCCGCGAGGTTCCTATCGACGAGCTCTACATGCCAGAGCTGGACGAGACGGGCAGACTACAACCTGAGAAGCGCAAGTTCGAGCAGCAGTACGCTGACAGGCTAGAAGCAGGTGAAGTCGCACCTCGTATCGATGTGATCGAGATGGAGGATGGTCGCCTACGCGTTGTCGACGGCCATCGCCGAGCAGCAGCTGCGAAGCTAGCAGGCCAAGATACTATCGAAGCTGTGGTGTCGCCGCTGATCGACCTGCCAGGTGAGGGCAAGGTCACGCTGACTAAAGAGATCGCACCCAAGCAACCAGCCATGGAGGCCAAGAAGGCGGAGCGTGCGGAGGCTGCGATCGAGGTACCACTAGCCCCTAAAGCAGAGCCAACTCCCGTAAAGGTCCCGACAACTCCAGTCGCCAAGGCTCGGTTCGAGGAGCGGGCCAAGGCGGATAAGCGCGTAGCTGCCCTCAAAACAAAGCAGCAAGCCTCCAAAGAGAAGGCAGCCGAGCGAGCCCAAGCTAAGGTCGAGAAAGGTAAGGAAGCCAAGGTGGCAAAGAAGGAAGCAGCCATGGCGGCCAAGCGGGCCACGCTGCTCAAGAAGCAGGAGATCGATGCAGCCGCAGCTGAAGCGCAGACCAGCCCCGACAACGACCTACCTGCGCCGACCGAGGATCAGATCAAAGCAGGCACGTACAAGAAGGGGCATGTCAGCCTGCATGGGTTGGACATTACGATTGAGAATCCCAAAGGGTCGCTACGTACAGGCAAGAGCGCTGACGGCCGCCGTTGGTCCACGCGGATCAAAGACCATTACGGCTACATCAAGCGCACTGAAGGCGCAGATGGAGACCATGTCGATGTATTCCTTGGGCCTAACATAGAGTCCGATCGCGTCTACGTCGTTGACCAGGTGAATCCTAAGTCAGGTAAGTTCGACGAGCACAAAGTCATCATGGGGGCCAAGACCTCAAAGCAAGCGCTGGCCATCTACAAGCGCAACTACGCTCGTGGGTGGAAGGGCAGTCGGCAGATAACCCCGATGACGTTGGATGAATTCAAGACATGGCTGAAGGAAGGCGACACCACCAAGGCTGTCAAGCCGCTGAAGGTGGATAAGGCACCGCCCAAGCCGCCGGTCGCCAAGGCCCCACCGGCACCTCCTGCACCTAAGGCCGAGCCTGCGTTCGAGGCTCCGACTGAGAAGTTTACCGACTACATCCGTCGTCGGCTCCAGGATAAGATGCACCCGCTCCGCCAGACCCAAGCTGAGATCGCCAAGGGGCGCGGTGTCGAGGCGCTGCCTGATGAGCTGGACGCGCTACAGGCCGAGGAGTCGTTCTACGGCAAGGCCGAGGAGCACCTGCGCAAACTCAAGGACAACCTGGTACGCCCTCTGACTGAGCAGATGGCCAGCCGCAACATCTCACAGGCGGAGTTGGATCTGTACCTGATGGCCCAGCACGCCGAAGAGCGCAACGAGGCGATCGCCGAGATCAACCCGGATATGCCGGACGGCGGCTCAGGTATGACCACGGCTCAGGCCGACGCCATCCTTGACCGGATCGAAATAGATAACCGCACTGCTGATTTCGAGGCCACGTCACAATACGTCTACGATATCCTGCAGGCCCAACGCGACACTCTTAAAGAGGCCGGCCTTGAAGTAGGGGACATGGTCGAAGTCTGGGAGGCTAAGTATGAAAACTATGTACCATTAAAAGGCCATGCTCAAGGTGAGCCAGACGCCAAGGGCTCCACTCGCCGTGCAGGTAGTGGCTTCGACATCCGAGGCAAGGAGACGCTCCGAGCACTGGGCCGCCGGTCGCTAGCCGAGTCACCGATGATCAACTCCATCATCGACAGCACCGCGGCGATCACCCGGGCCGAGAAGAACAAAGTCGGCAACGTCTTCCTGAGGATGGTAGAGCAGAACCCGAACCCCGAGTACTGGGAGGTCTTCACTGCATCAAAGCCAGACGTTAAACGTGGAGTCAAACTGGTCGACGGGGCTGAGACAGTTGCTCTGAATAAAGTCGTGAACATGGGCTCAGATAAGTACTTCTCCACCAAGCTGGAGGGTGTGGAGTACAAGGTCAAGATCAACGACGAGCGGCTGCTGCGAGCTATGCAAAACCTTGGGCCTGAGCCACTGGGCCCGGTGCTTAAGCATCTCGGTTCGGTTACCCGGTTCCTGAGCTCCATGCACACCACATACAACCCTGAGTTCGTGATCTCGAACGTGGCGCGTGACGTCCAGACCGCGGTGCTCAACGTACTGGCAGAGCAGGACATCCCTGGCGGTCGGATCAAACACGAGAAGATTGCAGGCAAGATGGTCAAGGGCATCCCGGTTGCGGTCCGCGCGATCAACGCATCTCTTCACGGTAAGCCACTGACTGGCAAGGCCGCTAAGTGGCAGAAAGTCTACGAGCAGTTCAGAGAGTCCGGCGCCCAGACAGGATGGTTCGACCAGAAGGACTTCGAGGGCCAGGCCAAGGAGCTGCAGTCAATGCTGACTGAGGCTCAAGGTGGCGTCAAAGGTAACGCCAAGAAGTTCGGACGTACTGTCGCAGACGTGGTCCACCACTTCAACACAGCGATCGAGAACGGCGTCAGGCTCTCAGCCTTCAAGGCTGCGATCGAAGCTGGAGTCAGTGAGCAGAAAGCGGCATCCATGGCCAAGAACCTGACCGTCAACTTCAACCGCAAGGGTGAGTGGGGGAATATCCTCAACACGGCATTTATGTTTGCCAACGCTTCGATTCAAGGCACGGCCACGTTCCTTAGAGCCATGGCTACGATGAGCAAGGACATTGATACTGGAAAGCGCAAGATAAACCCCGCTCAGAAGGTTGCCGCTGGCATGGCTGCTGCATCATTCGGCCTAGCCACACTGAACCGGATGATGGCTGGAGAGGACGAGGACGACGTCAACTGGTACGACAAGGTCCCGCAGCACGTACGGGAGCGTAACATCGTCATGATGAAGTCCACCTTCGGCGGCGAGGAGGGGGAGTACTATACGTTCCCACTGCCATATGCGTACAACATATTCCATGTGTTAGGTGACCAGGCAGAGAGCGTAGTCAGCGGCGCCAAGGAGCCGACTGATGCAGCACTGAACATCACAGCGTCACTGCTTGGATCGTTCTCACCGATCGGGATCAACCTATCTGACGAGCCTGAGAAGGGCGTAGCTCGCACGATTACCCCTACAGTGCTATCACCGGTGATGCAGCTGGCGATCAACGAGAACTTCTTCGGGTCGGCCATTTATCGCGAGAACATGGCGTTCGGAGCTCAGTACCCAGACAGTGCCCTCGGCAAGCCCAAGACTGCCGAGCATTGGAAGGCCGTGTCTAAGTGGCTGAATCAAGCTTTCGGAGGCGGCGAAGAGTTCATTCCCGGAACATTCGACGTCAACCCAGACTCTCTGAAATTTCTGGCTGAGTTTGTCGGGGGTGGTGCCGGAGCGTTCGTTGTGCGGTCAGGTGACCTGGCCCAGAAGATGTTCACCGGCCAGGAGGTGGAGCCTCACGAGATCCCATTCAAGCGCAAACTCATGGGCAAGGTGCGGCCGTTCGAGGATCTGAACAAGTTCTACGAGCGCCGGGTCGAGATCGGCCAGCACGAGCTCCAGGCTGACAGCTACCAGTCGAAGATGGAGCAGCGCAAGTACCGCCGTGAGAACGAAGGCATCTTAGGTATGAAGGGCCTGGCCAAGCGAACCGGCAAGAAGCTGAGCCACCTGCGCAAACGCCGCCTTAAGATCAGAGGCAACGATCGGCTGACTGAGGTGGAGCGTGACAAGCAGATCAAGCAGCTGGATCGTGAGGCTAAGGGCGCCGTGGATAAGTTCAACAAGGCCTACGACGCAGCGACCAAGAAATAAAAAGCCCGGTCGTAATGCCGGGCTGGTTGATGTAGCTGAATGGTTAAGTCTTTCTCAAACCTGCTGAGGCGAACTTGGCGTGTGCTGCTAGATCCTTCAATGGTATTGAAAGATCATCCTGTGTGATCCCCAGTTCTGCCCGAGTCTCGTCGAGCCTGGAGATGAGATCGTTGCGGTACCTCACCAGCTCCTCGATTACCTCGTCATGCTGGTGGGTCACCACCGGCAGTAGCTTCGATGCTAGCCCGTAGTCCACAACAGCCAGCGCAACCTGGACGCTTCTATCTACGTCCGTTGAGAGCGCACTGCCGCCACCTGTCAAGTTGGAGCGAAGGACTGAGTAGGTGGACTCGGAGGTCCCCATAAATAGCTGGGACACCTCGCGAGCAGTTAGACCACAAAGACGGCGCAGCAACTCCAGCAACTTAAAAGTCTTGTAGGAAGTTGACAGCACCATGACTTACGACCCCTTATTCCAAGACTTGATGATGTCGGCCAGCTCAGCGTCACCCTCTACAACTGCACCGTCCGTGGCTGCTTCGGTCGGAGCCGCCGGTGCGCCAAGAGGCGGCGCAGTAGGAGCAGCAATAGCGGCGTCCACTGCGGCACTTAAAGCACTCGGAGCAGGGGCAGTCGGTGCAGTTGGAGCTACGGGAGCTACCTTCGCACCGCCACGGCGCTTCTTGAACACGCCTTTGCCGGTCACCGGAGGCACGTCAGAGGATGCCGACTTGGCGTGCTTGTCCTCGCTCCAGACTTCACCGGCAGAGTCGACCCAATCACCCTCATGTTGCCGTGGCCACTCAGTTGCAGCCGGTGCTGCAGGGGTCGATGGGACTTCAGGAGTAGCTGGCGCGGCCTTGGCCGGCATCTCCATGTAGCCATGCTCGACAAGCTGATCGTCGGTCCAGCCAGTATCCAAGAACTGCTGCCGTGTAGCCCCGGCGGCCTTGGCAGTCATGACAGGCTCGGGCTCTGCTACAGCTTCAGGAGTGGCCGGCGCCACAGGTGTTACCGGCGCCACAGGTGCCACAGGAGCGGCCGGTGCTTCAGGCTCAGGAGTGGGCGCAACGACAACCGGTTCGACCAGCTTGGCGTGGCCCTCGCTAACCATCTGATCGTGGCTCCAGCCTGCGTCCAGAAGCTGCTGGATGGTATAGCTGCCAGTGGCCTCGTACTCAGGCTCAGACGCTACGACCGGCGCCGCGGTAACTACTTCAGCTTCAGCCATCTCGGCAGCGGTAACCGCACCGCCGAAGAACGCCTGCTCAGAATCCACGAACAAATCGATGGATGGCTCAGGGCCGTCGACTGCGACGACGAACATGTCGATCGCGACCTCACGGATCAGGTCTTGGGTCTTTGAATTTTTCACGTTGATTTTAATCATCTTTCTATTGCTCCGATATTATACGGTAGAGGCTATGCGCTTACGCAATGTAGGTTATGCGCTTACGCAATGTAGGTTACGCGCTTACGCAATGTAGCCATGGATCTTTAGGGTCTCGTCGGTCCAGCCCTGCGCGATGAACTCATCGTACGCCACACCGTTGGCCTTGGCAGTCATCAGCGGCTTGGTGGGCTCGGGCGACGGGGCAGGTGGAGTGAGTGCTGCTTCAGGAGTTGGAGGCGGCGCGACTGCTGCGGTCTTAGGTGCAGGCACGGCTGGAGTCGGCTCGACCAGCTTGGCGTGCCCAGCTTCAACCATCTGCTCATGGCTCCAGCCCGCGTCCAGAAGCTCCTGGACCGAGTGAGTGCCTGTCGCCTCATATTTCGCAGGGGCAGCCAGTGCAGGGGCGCCGCCAGCAGGGAGCGCAGGAGTGGCAGAGGGGTCCGCTGCAACGCCACGGTTATTAGACGGCTTCATGGAGTTCAGCTCGTCGGATTTGCCCCGAGCGATCATACGGGCGGCAGCTTCAGCTTCCAGCCAGGACTCACCGCGGAACGCCAGCTGCGGGTGCTCGTCGCTGGTGAAGGTCATCTCGGTAATCAGTGCCTGCATCGGAGCGCCGTGCTTGATTAACTCCTGGCCGTAGGCACTCAACGCCTTGAGGCTGGTGGCTGGGACGCGCAGTACTGCGACATCACCATCCAACTGGTCGAACGGCACGACGAACAGGTTCTTATGGTCGCCACACAGTTTGCCCTTAGTGGGCTGACCCGCTGCGTCCTTGCCGGACCCAAACACGTTGTGAGGGCATTCAGTGCAGGACCGTGATACCGGCGCCGAGACGAAGCCATCCGGTGTGAGGCCATCGGACGAGAAGCAGTCAGGGGCGTCGACCGAACCAGGTGTGTACGCACCGACGTAGAACGACTTGGCGCAGCCCTTGGGCGGATCCATGCCGAGGATCACAGCCTTGAACGGCTGACCGGCGGGGAACGGCGTCTCTTCGCCATCCTTCACAAACCGGAACTGCTTGCCCTTGATGGAGATGGAGGGCAGCGACAGGAAGCTGGTCACCAGGCCTGCGGCTTCAGCGGCATCGACAGCGTACTGCTGAAGGTGAGCTGGCAGTCCGGTCGAGCCCTGGCCCAGTACTGACGGTACGTTTGGAGTAGTCATTGACTTAGTTTCCTTTTCGGATTTGGACGACGTCTTCTTTGAAGTAGCCGACCCCGTCGGGCATCAGCCCTTCGTGATCAGCCATGTATGATTTGCAGTTGGTCTTGTTGGCGCTCAGCGTCAACAGGTCGAACGACTCAGCGCTGCTGATAGCCTCGGCGAATCCAACAGCTGAGTCAGCCTCAACCAGGCCCAGCTCAACGAGCGTGGCAGCCATGCCGGTGGCGATGGTCAGCTTGAACTCAGGCTTGTCATCGATCTTGACGCTGTCCTTGGTGGTGCGGAACGCGGTGTGGCCAGCAGCCTTGACCGAGTCGGTGCCCATTTCGAGCATGGTCTTCTTGAGGTAGGCCTCCAGCTTGCCCATCTGCTCCTTCTTGCCTTTCTTAGACTCCTCGAACTCCCGGCTCTCCTTGGCAATGTCATCACGGATGTTGATGTACGCGGTCAGGACTTCACTCAGCTGCATGATCTTTCTCCTTCAGTCAGATAACTTGATAGCAATAGTAAGTTAATTTCTAAACATGTCAAGTAATAAGCCTTGAGTATTCTCTTTATTTTTAAGTCGTTTGTACACAGCCTTCTCGATGGGCGTGCAGATGAGGTGCTTGATATACTGGTGGCGCTCCTGGCCAGGTCGTGTGATCCGACCAATAGCCTGCTCGTAGATCTCATAGTTGTCGACCGGGCCCCAGAACAGGATGGTGTTCGAGGCGGTCAGCGTCAGGCCGTGAGCCATCGCCGCCGGGTGCGCCACGATCACGTTGAGCTCCCCGTCCTGGAATCCAGTGAAGATCTCGTCCCTCTTCTTGGCACCGACGCCTCCATTGACCACGCCGTAGGTCAGACCTTCATGCTTCGTATCGAAGTGCTCGGTGACCCGGTTGATCGCGTTCTTGTACGGCATGAAGATGATCAGCTTGTCGCCGACCTCCTCCAGTATGTTGTCCAGCTCCTGGAGCTTGGGCGTCACGTCGATAACATGGTTCTCACCGGCGCCGTCGTAAATGGCGCCGCACGCCACCTGCAGCAGCTTGCCCAGCTTGACGCCTTCGTTCACCGCGGTAATAGTGCCATCGTTGAACTCAGCCACGAAGTTGTCATTCATGTCCTTGTACGCCTTCTCCTGCTGCTTGGACATCTTGACCTCGTGGTCGACGAACATCGCAGGCGGCAGATCCAAGCACTCAGAACGCTGGAATCGGATGGCTGGCTTGAGGCTGGAGTACACCGTATCCTCCCATCCTCTCTTGGGTACCCACTTGAACTGGGTGATCTTGAACATGGTCTGGTCCCGGAACCGTGAGAAGTACCCGGGTACCGTCTTAGGGTTGACGATCCGGGCCTGAGCCCACGCATCGGTCGGAGCCTTGGGCATCGGCGACCCAGTCATCCACCACACACCACGTTTCGACTCAGGGCCACACACAGCGTTGGCAGCCTTCCACAGCTGAGTGCTCTGGTTCCGCATGCGGGCACCTTCGTCCATGATGACGTGGGTGATGTCGTGGCGCTGGGCCAGTTCGTCCTTCAGCATCTTCAGGCCTTCGTGGTTGACGATGTAGAAATCAACGTCGTCTCGGAGCCGGGAGCGCCGGGTTGCCTGTGATCCATGCAGGATCGCATACTTGCGGTGCATCAGGTGTGTGAAAATCTCAGCCCCCCAGACTCGATGCAGCGTGGAGAGCGTGGAGCAGATCAGCACCCGTCCCATCTCCTTGCGGTTCATCATGTAGTCGGCGGCCCACAGTGCGGTCAAAGACTTCGAGGTGCCGATGTCGTTGAAACAGAAGCTGCGAGGGTTGCGGACCATGAAGTCAGCAGTGGTGCGCTGATGATCGAACGGGGACGGGTACTTGCTGGGCCAGTGGTAGTCACGGAGGATGCCACTCTTGATGTTGATGCCGACGCCAGCTAGCCGCCGGCACGCCTCGTCTGAGTGCTCCACGATCACGTAGGGCTCCAGCCTATAGAAGATCTGCTGGAACCTCAGGCCTCCGAAGTTGAGGCCCGTCACCTTGCGGGTCGGGACCAGGATCGCGTTGAAAGTCGGGAGTGAGATCACGTCAGACAAAATCGTTTCCTCAGTTTCTCGGAGAGCTCGGGCACACCTTCAGTACCAGAGCATATCGCTGCGAACCCGGACGCCTTGGTGATGGCCGCGAGCTGCTGATACTGGAGCGGGCGGGCCTTCTTGACGCCGGAGCGCTTAGCCTCGACGCCAACGAGCATCCCATATGTCTGGCCCACCATCTCCTGAGTAATCACCACAGGGACACCGGCCAGATGGTCCGGGACACCGCCCTGGCCGAACCCATTGGGGACGACCATCAGGTGCCAGGCGTCAGGCCAGATCGCTAGGATCTCGGCCTTGATCGCCTTCTTGGCGTCGGCTTCGATTTCAGGCTGGGCCATCAGGCTTCCAGCTCATCTATAAGTACGTCAAGAGCCTTCCCAAGGGCTTCAACTCCGCCGTGCTCTTCCGCGAAGGCTTCATACCTAAGCGCCATACGGTAGTCACTGGCGGCTTGCCACATACGCTCAGTCCGATCGACCCGACTACGACACTCCATCAGCTGGCGGTGCTGGTTCTGGCAGTCATCCAACGCGTTGTGGCTGATGTTGTCGTGCTTCGAGACGCTGCACTCCTTCATCATGGTGCGCAGGTCTCGTGGCATGAAGTACTTCCAAGGCACTGCAACACCGTACTGCTCGCAGGCGTGCTCCAGCAGGTTGAAGTCGAACGAGCCCTTGGCCCACACTGCGTCTAGCTTGTGCTCGTTGAGGTAACTCCAGAGGCGCTTCAACGCTACGCCTATCGGCACGGCGTCCTTCGAGGTCAGCGCTTTGTGCGCCACGCCTGAGATCTTCGGGTTGAGCCAGAACGCCAACGTGCTGGCGCTGACGGTGCGAGGCTCGTACACTCCCGCCTTTTCAAGTTGGGTACTCACCTGGATGTCAAGGCAGAACTCCTCAAGCACCTTGGGCCCATCGAAGATCACAACTCCGATCTGGAAGATTACAGCTGAGTTCGCAGTGTCCAGGGTTTCGATGTCGATCATTGCTTCAGTCATTTTAATGCTCCAACTTATCAGTGATTTCAGTGTCCAGCGTGGAGATGATGTCAGCCACCCACGCCTCAAGGTCGTCGATCTCGGCGCCATGGCTCAGCTCAGTCAGAACGCTGAACTGGTATGTGCTGCCATCGTGCTCCACGAACACGATGGTCTCGACGACGACAGACTCGTCAGTGGCTCGGCACGTCATCACGACGCCCTCACCGAAGTTGTTGCGAAGTTCTTTGAGTACGGTGCTTAGTTCTTTGAACATGGTTGGCTTCCTCAGCAAATCTGGATAGTCATCGATATCGTTGAACATGGTTTCTCCTTAAACTAACGGCTGGCCGGTGTCGTCACATTGACGAGGCCCCAGCCCAATTGCGAACGATGGCAGCCCAGTGACGGTAAGCGACTGGTACTTCACCTTCCACCACTCGCCTACCAGCTGCGACTTCTGGAGTAGCATCGCCTTGCGCTCGTCATGGGATTTCTTCGGCGTGCAGTTGAACAGCTTCTTTTCAGGGCCGAACTCACATTGCAGCATGGCGTTGCCGTTCTTATCTGGCCAGACGTTCACCACCTTGCACTCGCAGTCGATGAATGGTTTGCACTTAAACAGACCACTGGACCGCTGCCCGACTGCGTACTCCGAGCCTATATGGCGGAGCATCACGCCCTCTAGCCTGTGCTGCATGAATCTGTCCCGAAGCTTAAGCATGTCAGCCTCAGAGCTACATGGATGGCAGAGCACTAGCTTCAATAGGTTGCCGTACTTCGGGGCGATCATCTCCATGGCTGCCGTCAGTACGCGGTGTCGCTCCTCGAACGGCATATCAGGTACGACGATGTCGAATAGGTAGAACTCCAGTTCCGCCGTATCGTCTTGAAGTCGCTCGGCCGCTGACAGTATATGAGAGCAGAGCCAGCCATGGCGGTAGACCTCACCATCTATAATCCGACATGGGTCAGGTCCTTCCAGGTCTGCTCCAAGTAACTCATTGACCTTCCACAGCAGGTCATCAGCAGCGTCGTCCAGGTGTGGGAGATCGTAAGCTAGGCCGGTGCGGCTGAGGAACTCCTGCTTGGATGAGGTAGCTCGGAGCCGCCCGTAGCCTAGCCGCAGACCGTCGAGCTTGGCCTGGGCCACCGTCCGAGTCCAGTCCACCTGGTGTGGCACCTTGAGGTAGTCCTGAGCCAGCATCGGCCGGAACTGGAGACCAGCCTGCTCAATGTCCTCGTGGTAGTCTTCACGCTCAATCTGGATGCGGTGCTTGGCCTCAGCCTCAAGGACTGCCTGCTGCCTGGCCGTGGTCTCATTGGCCTTGCCGACGTTCTTAGGGTGGGCCTCGGTGATCTGGCTGACCAGCTTCCCATCCGTTAGGCCGAAGGTCACATGGACGTGGGATGCGACTGTCGTGACAGACCACTGCCGGGCCCGGCCTTTGCTATCGCGTTTGTAGAGAGTCGGGAGGCTCATGAGTCAGACACCATTACTGTTAGCAGGACGAGTCCACCCATGGCCAGCCATACCGCAGCCGTCCACATCCAGTCGTGCTTGCCTTTGGTGTAGCTCATATCAATACCCCTGTTGCAGTTCTTTATGGAGGCACTTAGCTAGCTCGCCTGCGATCCGCTCAACGCCGCCATGCCAAAGGGCTTCACGCGACCCACGCCACGCAGCACACTGGTTCGCCACGCCACGGTGCTGCAGCTGCACTTCAAAGTGAACCGCGTCGCGGAACTCGTTACTGTCTCGAAGCTCCGCCTCCAGCTCGTATAGCGGGATGCGTGTGAAGTCGATGGCTTTGGGAGGCTCGTTTGGAGCTGACACATCCAGCATGATCAGAGGCTCCGTACGCTTTGCGATCCAATGGTCTTCATGGATCACAGTGGCTGCACTCAGAGCGATCGAATCAGGGTTGATAGAGCGCACCACCTCCACGACCCGCTTCGCTGATGTGATCGACTGTGCGAAGTCCTGCTCAAGCTGGTCTGCTCGGGCAGCCTCTCGCGCCAGGCTGGCGTAGCAGTTCCAGTAGTTGGCCTTCACTGCTGCAAGTTCAGCCTGCATCGCCCGCTTCTGATTCCTTCCGAATCGTTTGCTCATTTCCCTTCTCCCCAGATCCATGAATAGATGACAAACCATGCTGGGCGGCGCGTCATCCTTAATTTATTGAGCTCAAACCGCAGGCTGTGGAGCTCATCCTCCTTAGGTCCGATCACTATGACCGGAGTCTGATCCGCCTTGGCAGCCTCGAGCTCCTGCAGCAGCTTGGCGTAGTTGACCTTATGGGACTCTAGCGTAGCCTGCAACTTCGTCCCTGCGCGCCCACTTTGCAAGAGTCGCAGCTCAGCAGCTTGGTTCTTCGCACGCTCCAGTAGCTGAGCGTATGTCAGTGATTCGAGCTGCATCAGAAAGGCTCCTCTTCATCTAGCGGCTCTAGCCGGTCAGGGTCGTCAGGGTTTACGACCTCGGCAACCTCATCCAGGCTAAGGATGCCCTTGCTGTGGAGCAGTTCGGTAAGACGTCCGGTGACTTCTCCAGTGGCTCGCTTGCCGACGTACTCAGAGAGTGTCGTCTCCTCGACATCGCAGCGGCCAGTCCATGCTCGAATATCCATATCATCCTCGCTTCGCTTCAAAGACCCGGCGCTTTTCTTTCAGCTCGGGCGTCATTTGTGAGCACTGCCCCACTTCAGCCGGACAGAACATGCACTTGTAGGTTGGCTTCATATCACTCTCTTTCCGTGGTTAGGATGGAACTCTAGGTCTACTTCTGCGGACTTCCTAGAGTTTGCGGCAGCTTCAAACTCGTCGAAGTACCCAAGAAATTTAACCTTGCCGTATGTCTTTATCTCGGCCTTCCACTTGCTTCGCGACTTCACCCAGTACACACCTACACACCCTGACGTATTGGCAGAAGTGAGCATGTAGTTGCGATGGTTCTGAGAGCAGCTGACATCACGTAAGTTAGCTATGTGATTATCGTCGCGATCTCCGTTGATGTGATCTATCTGTGCTGCAGGCTCAGCGCCTGTATGGTATATCCATATAAGTCGGTGCGCTTTATACTGTCGCCTGCCAATACTTATATGCCGGTAGCCGTCCTGCAGTACACTACCAGCTTCACAGCCTCTTAGCTGTGGACGGCGAAGCGGCGGTGACTTCCAAATCAACTTACCATCTACATACTCAAACAGCTCATGTAGGTCGTCTTTCGAAAGTGTAATGTGTCTCGACGCAACCATTGCTAGCCCCTCTTGTTCTCGAACTTACGCCGTTTCTCTTTAAGTTCAGGCGTCATTTGCGAGCACTGGCCAATCTCAGCCGGGCAGAACATACACTTATAGGTTGGCTTCTCAGGCCAGTTGCCAGACTCGTTGGCTAGCTGGATCAGCTCAGATCGGTCACCGAATTCCTGCCAGATAGCTTCCAGCTGATCCCGTGTGTACTCTACATATACCATCGGAGCTGTAGGATGGTCAACAAATACGTACGCGGTCGTTACTTTCTGAGCCTTGGGGTGCATGTCGAACACACCGGCCGTGAACATCCGCAGCTGGTCCGTGGAGTCCGTACGCACCTTGCCGGTCTTCCAGTCAATCATGACGATGTGCTCTTCACCACTGGCGCAGATCAAATCGAAGATCATCCGGCACCATGCCTGCTTGTCGAACCATGAGCACATCTTGCGCCGGGCGTTGAAGCAGACCTGGAGCTCGGCCTTGATCATGCTGCTGGCGCGGATCTTCTCGATCACCGGCGCGATCCACTGGCGGCTGGGATGAAGAGGTGTGCCCTTGCCGATCGCATCCTCCAGCTCCTTGTGGACGTCCTTACCGCGCTGCAGGTGAGGCGAGTTGAAGTTCTCCTTCGGGAAGTCCTTCAGGATGTACTTGCCCTGGAACATCCGAGGGCACTGCTCAAAATCATTAAGTCGTGAGAACGACCAGGCTATGCGTGACATTGTGTATCGTCTTTGAACTTACTAAGACTATAAAATTACTTTCTACGTTCGTCAAGTATTAAAGTTCTTTTAGTTGAGGCCAGTTAGCTCCGACCGATGCATCCCACTTCAACGGCACCTCAAGATCCACACCCCATGCAGCCTTGTAGTCCATGGCGTTGAGCATGGCTCGAGCCTCCAAGATCTTCGACTCAGGGTAGTCCTCGGGTACGAGGTAGTGCAGGCCATCGTGGAGCGAGAACCAGAACAGCTGCTCCGGGAAGTGCTCACTCATCTGCTGGAGTCCAAGATCTGACATGTCAGCACCGGACCCCTGGATCGGGAACATCAGCGCCGATGACTCGGACGACCATCGCATATCTGGGGACCAGTCATCGATAGCGAACCGGCGGCCGCCCAACGTCTCAGCGTACCCGACTGCTTTGGCAGTGGCGATGGCGTTGGACCAGTAGATCTTGATCCCGGGGAACATACGCTTGAATGTATCCTGCCAGTCTTTGGTCTTCAGGAAGTCCACGTTAAGTCCGTACTGCACGCGGGCTTGTATCCTCATTTTCCGTACGCCTACTCTGAAATTTTGGCTCAGGTTGATAAATTTCGCTGCATACCTATAGCCATGTTCGCCGACGATGGCTATGTTGCCTGCCTCCTTGCCTTTCATAAATGCTTCGTAGCTCATGCCACTGATGGCGGCGCCGGTGAACGAGTGGAAGTCCATGTTCTTGGTGAATACGTTGCGCATCGCGATGTCACCTGACTTCTCCGCCATTAGCCGAGACTCCTGGCCGGCTGCGTCATACTCGACGTGCTTATATCCGGCCGGCGGCTTGAGTAGCGCACGGAGCTGCTTGTTCCGAGGCCATTGGTGCAGCGCCACGCCGGTCTGGTATTTCTTTTTGGTCTTGGAGCTGTACGTTTTTCGACCAGTGTAGGTGCCGAACATCTTAGGCGATGGGTGCATGGTGTCACTGCCAAGATAGGTGCGTGCTTTCTTAGGGGCTTCAATGTACTTCGACAGCTGAGTGTTGAGCTCGCGCCACCGTAGGATCTCCAACGCCCGGTCGTCATCGTCAGCCAGGTATGTCAGCGCAGCCTTGTCGGTGCTCGGCTCGCCGGTCTTGTCCGAGAAGTTCTTGGCGATCAGCTTCCACTTACCATAGAGCAGGGCGCCTAGTTGCTTTGGAGACCGGAGGATCTTACTGGGTGTCCAGAACGCGGTGTCCTCCATGACGCGTTTGGCTGCGGGCCCGGCATAGTTGCTGACGCCGAGCGAGAACTCGATATCGCGCATCTCAGTTACGATCGCAGGGCGGATGGAGTCAAGCAGCGAGAAGTCGATCGGCACGCCCATGAGCCAGCTCCGGGCCACCTCTGGGATCGACGAGCACTCGATCATGGCGGAGCTGATCTGCCGGTCTGTGAGTAGTGGGATGACCTGCTCTACGATCTTAGCGGTGATGATCGCATCCAGCTTGGCACGGGTCTCCCAGTACAACGCGCTACCACCAGGCGTGTGCTCCTCCTTTTTCATCTGGAGGAACGCCTCAAGCCAAGGCTCGTCAGCGCAGAACTTCTTGGCGCCGTCAGCCAGTGACCACTTCGGGATGCGCTCCTTGCGCTGGGAGTTGGCGTACCACTTCCAGAGCAGCATGGCGTCGACCCACTTGATGGCCTTAACTTCCTGCCAGTGTCCGGAGGCGATCAGCCAGGCCACGTCGAAGATGCCGTTCCAGGTGGTGACATACTCACCCTCGAGTCCTTGGAGCAGGCCACGCCAGTCTGACTGCTCCAGCAAGGAGCGGCCGTCAGCCTTGGCGATAGAGATGCAGTCGATCTGAGCCTTGCCCTCGGTGCCCCGCCACGGCTGCAGGGCGTACTCGCTGGGCTGATCGACCGCGGGCCCGGTCTCGATGTCGAGCGCGGTGGCGCCGAGGAGTTGGGTTCGTAGGTCAGTCATCCTTGGACGCCTTTTGAAAGTCCTTCAGCCACTGGAGTCCCGACTCGATGCTACCTGCCACGTCAGCCAGTTGGTGTTCAAGGCACTGCACATGCCCTACAGGGATCACGGCGTACTTATCAGGATCGACATGGCTGCGCTTTAGGCCAGGGAGGTGTAGGGATTCAAGCGACGCAATACGCCTAGACATCTCACGTCGTGTCATGCCGCTATTGAATAGCTCGTTAGCTCGATCATCGTTCATTTCACTTTCTCCAGGCCTGGGGCCAGCACGTCGTTAGGGGTTAGCAGCATCTGAGCTGCGCGGGTGGCCTCGTGCCCGACCATCTTGACGGTGGAGCCGGTCCAGTACTCGTGGTTGCGGATGCATCGCACGCGGACTTGACGAGAGTCGCCGATCTTGAGGGTGACGCGCGACAATTTCTTGGGTAGCGTCTTGGACACCTTGGCCCAGATGGGTCGGAGCTGAGACTCACATCGAACTGCCGCGGCGTCGCCGAGGCGGCTAGCCACGAACGCCTGGACAGTGTCGAAGCTCACGATGTCAGCAGCGAACGGACCCTCGTGGCACTCAACCGCGTCTTCGATGAGGATCTCAACGCGGGTCTTGCTGGCGTCGATCATCTCTCGCTTAGCGTCAGTCATCGGTGGGTGGGCTGCGTACTTGAAGCCCTTGATGTCGTAGTCCACGAACCAGCGCAGTAGGTGCGGCAGGTTGCCGTCATCTCGGAACCACTCCCAGAGCTCATCGAAGTGCTCTTGAGATTGGACCCCGGCGATCTTGTAAATCCAGAACCGGCGGTCTCCCTTCTCCACGAACGCAGCATTGTCATGGTTGGTAAAGATGATGAAATTGGCGTAGACCTTGGCCTGCCTCTCGGCGATACCCTTGACGTTGATCTCCAGCGTCGGCTCGGAGATGAGGTTCTTCAGCTTGTCGCTGACACCGAACCGGGTGCTGAACTTCATCTCGTCCAGACAGACCAACGTGGAGTTGGCCATGAATCCATTGAACTGGTTCTCCAGTCGCTCGGGGTTAATCATGGCGCAGTTGTGCTCGCCCATCATCTTCGCCATGACCTGGAATATAAACCCCTTACCTGCTCCCGGCTCTGAGACTAGCAGCGGCGCCCACGGTATCCGGACTTCAGGCTTGGTCACAGTCATCACGACCCAGTCCATGAAGATCTTACGGTCAATGTCATTCGGGAATAGCGCCTTGATGTGGCGGATGAACGGCGCGACTGCTGAGAGCTGGCAGTTATCTGCAGGCTTCATGTCACCCGGGCAGTGCCGGTTCCACATCTTGACGCCCTGCATCTTGACTATCTTTTCCGGGATCGGCGCATAGATGGTGGATCGAACATCCTGCCTGAGTGGGTTCGCCATCCATCGGTTGAAAAGTTTAGCTTGCGACCCGACGAAAACATTGGAGTACTTGCGTTGGAAATCCTGGTACTGGTAAATGGCGTGCTCTCCAGACCTCGTACGGTCTGCGATCTTGCTTCCTTCTTCGATGAACAGAAATCGATCTACCCAGGCGTCCAGGGTATGCACCTCCGTGTTGCTGTCTGGCTGCATCGCGGCGTCGTATGGCGCCGGTACATCAGAGGGTGGGGGCGGTGGCACTCTCGGCGCCGGTGGTGCCTCAGGGACGTGCCCGCGCATCTCAGCTGCCCGCGTCTCTGCGAACCGGCTGACAGCACCGAGCACCTCAGCCTGGAGCTGGTCCTCAGTGATTGGCTCAGCGCCTTGGGGGCAGAGGTCCACGTTCATCCGGCGGATCTCGTCGCACACGTACTCAGCACTGAACCCCTGACTGATCAAGTAGCCTGCGTGAGATACGAGCTTGTGCGTGCGGTCACCAGGTGCCAGAACAACAGGTGCCTCGTACGCTGGCATTAGGTTCAGCCCGAACGCGTCAGTGACTGGCTGGTCCTTGCCAGGTGCTGGCGCCTTACCTGGCAGTGCAGGGGCCGCCATGACTGGAGCGTTGCTGGCAGCCTTTACCAGCTTCAGCGTCTGGTGCTGGGCGCCTGACTTATCCATCAGCGTGACCAGGACAGGGTCCGACTTGCGGTGGCTGAAGCCTGGTATCCGCATGACTCGGTCCAAGTTGGCAACGCTGGCATCTCCGCCGAACGTCACGGCGAGGCTGCGCTGTAGGATCTTAAACTTGTCGACAGGGCAGTCATTGACGAGCCAGTACAGGTGGAGCTTGTAAGGGCTCGACTGCACCACGATCGATGGTCGAGGTAGATGAGCAGAGAGGCTAGCAACTGAGTGCTCTAGTGTCTCAGGCTGATCCAGGTCGATGAACAGGGCGCGGATGCCAGTGATTGCCTTGGCGGCTCGCATATTGCCTGCGTTGACCTGCATGAAGATCCCAGCGCCTTGCTCGTTGAGCTTGGCCAGTGCGGCCTCGTGCTTCTCGAACGTGCCGATCATGACCCGGGCCAGTGGATCGCGGGGTTGCTTCTTGCGAATTTCTTTATTGTCGGTGAACGTCTGAAAGACGAATGGACCTTCACCGAGCGCCGTCAGAAACTGCCGGGCTTGCATCAAATCAATCATATTCGATACTCACTACAGGGGCGCTATTTCGCGGGGATATTCAGCCTGTCCATAGACTCAGTGAGCAGCTGATCGATGATGTTGCTTCTGTTCTTCTTGGGGTTCTTGGCCTTGACCGCGTCCACCAGTCGGTCGAGTCGGTCAGATGTGCTGGTCTTGATGGTGATGCTCAGCGCAACACAGGCGTCGGCTTGAGTGCCGGCCAGGTCTTCGAGTGACGATGTTGTAGCCATCGGATCTATCCTAGTTGTGAATGGTATAGATCCTAATATAATTCGTGAGATTAGTGCTGTCAACACGCAGGCATAAAAAAGCCCGCGAAGGAGGGCGGGCTAAATACTTCAAGTCTTTAAACCGAAGGCTTGCAGGTTTATGAGCTTCGCCAACCAACTTCGAGAGGGCCGTCACCCTGGTTAGCGATGGAGTCGTAGTTACCTGGCATGTCATCATTGCTGCGCATTGAGGGCGTGCTCGCCAAAATTACAGCTGCTTCCAGCTGCGGCACTGTTCGGGTGTCGATCACTGCGGGTACTTCCGCAATCATGGTTACCGGCTGGGCCTGATCCACTTCGAACTGAAAGAACAGAGCCGGTTGCGCCATCAAAAGATTGGAGTCGGCCTGTGTGATCATCGGAGCAGTCAGAGCAGCGGCAATGGCAAGAGCGATAAAACCTTTGCGCATTGTGACTCCTCTCGTTGGTTGAACTCGTTCAAAAGAGCTTTAACCTTAGCCGACCCAGTCGGTCAGATCAAGCTAGACTCGACCACGATCCACACGTATAAGGTGGAATTCATCGCCAGCTTCCAAGCTGACTTGGATACTCTCGCCTTGTCCGATGACCATCACCCCGTTTTCGGACGCCGTAATAGTACCGTCTGTGTCAGTGGAAAATGCCGACTCTTCAGGCATCTTGCTCTGGATCAGGATCGGGCCTGTGGATACGACGGCCTTGAACTTGTACGTGCCGGGCGGGTACTCCAGCGGGTCGAGATCGGCTAATTTAGTCGCCATCTATTTATCCTCTATGTTGATCATGTCAGGTTCGCCATGAAGCTGTCACTCTTGGCTTCATTTACTATCTTCAGAGATTCTACCGCTTGGAATGATGGGTTTATTTCTATAGTGGTTAGCAGAGTTGACCAGTCAGTTGGCGCATCTCCAGTGGCAATAGTGACTTTTGAGAGTGCGTCTACCCACATACTAATCCCATCAGTTCCAGCGCGCACCCTTACATTTAATTGCTGACCAAAAACATAATTCAGGGCTGCTGCGGATGTAGACACAATCACTTCCGTCCCTGCTGCTATCCGTTTCTTTAGGTGTATCTGATCATTTGTCTGATCGTATGTGGCCCGCAAATAATTGTTTGATGTGCCGTCACTGAAGTCGAATATAAGCGCATCACTGCCTTTGTCGTCAGTGGCGTCAAACTGAACAGTAGGCTTTACTTGAGCACTGATGCCGTTAGCCGGGAAGGGCCGGGCTCGCGTTTGTGATGTAGCGGCTCTGATTACAGTGCTGCCTGCGGTTGAGATATAACTGGTTGCGAAATCATTATCCTCTGGCTGTAGCCCCCAGATAAACACAGTAGTGGTTGAAGCGTTGTTCCAGTCCGGTCTTAGGTCTACATTCCTGCTCCCACCACCAGCTGTTGGCGTTACTGTTAGCTCAACCCTCCAAATACCTGTTGAACCAAGCTGCTCTATCTTTGTTGTCGCCGTGCCTAGCGTAGAGGTTTGCGCGGTGCCCTCGGTCGGCACATTTGCAATCCAGTCGAATTGCTGCGTGTAGTGCGTGACATTGGTTGTGTCGTTAACGCGAAACAGAAATTTGTCACTGGTGCCCTCGCTGACAAAGAGGCTCACCGTAAACGGGACGGCTGCAGAGAATGTGCCGCCTATTACTTTGGCTAGATTGGGGAACGCTGATATTCCATCGCCTTGCATACTATAGGCGGTCGTTGTTCCATCTGGAGCTGTGGCGGCTGCTGGAGTTACTGACATGCCAACAGCTGTATAACTGGCATCATCGAACAATTCAGAGAACGTGGCTAGGTTCTCAGCCGTATCCTCAAGCAATACGCCATCGCCTGATGCGAATGCTGGATTGTTGGCTGTAGAAGTAACCAAAACACCAGAGCTATTTATCCCAGTCTGATCTCCGGCGCGGGTGAATGTGAAGTCTGCAACCGACGTTAGAAACACCCACTGATTCAAAAGCACTTGCTGAACGAACGATCCGATCTGAATAGACCGGCGGAAGGATGAGTGTACTATGCTGCGGAAGATGCTTGTCATGCGGCTCGGCCACTAAGTTACCTTAATGGCCGAGTATAGCTGACCTACTAAGGGAAGGCTATCGGTGTAAATCCTTGGCGATGGCTGCCAGAACTGGCTTGAGCCGGGCGTCCAGCATCCGCTCCAAGTCAGTCAGCAGGTCGAGCTTAAGTTCAAGGTCCTCAACCGGTGGGCGCCCGGCCAGCTGCTGCTCCAGGTCCTTCAGTGCGCCGTCGATGTCAGTCCGGCAGAACGTAGCCTCGACTGCTTTTAGCTCTTGGGCTGTAGGCCTGCTGACGTACTCTTCAGCATTAGCCGGAGCATCGTAGTGATCGCAGCCAGGTCGTACGCAGTGCCCCTGCGGCTCCCCGTGCTCGCAGTACGCGACAGCAGGTGCCGGGTCAATCGCTTTAATCGCAGCATCGGAGTTGTCGGTGCGTGCTGGGATCTTAGTTGCCTTCTTGTCAGCCTTGTGCTGCGCTGGCAATCGCATCGGCGTAGCTTCCATCTTAGACACTCCTTTGATTGGGTCGGGAGCCTTGGCGCCACCGGCGTTGGCCTCGTCGATCAACTTCTGATTGTATTCTGGTGGGGCTGTGCGGAGTTGGTATCCGCCTGAACTCAGTGTGATCGCGCCTCGTTTCTTGAGGACGTGAAGCGCGTTGTCCAAATGTCCATCGGTCCAGTCGTCAGGAGCTATCCGCTTAATGGTTCCTCGGGATATCCTGTCCGGGTATGCCTCTCCTAGCAAGTTGACAATGTAGTTGCGGCGATCCACGCCTGTAAGGTCCTCTGACATTACTCAATCCTCAAAATGGGCATGGCTCGTCGGCGTCCATGCGTGTGATGTTCGGGCTGTGCTTCGACGCCTTGATAGAGGACTGCAGTTTCCAGTCATCATAGTGGCGGCAGCCGAAACTGTCGTACCTGTGCAGTTTTTCAGGCGGCCAGGGTATCCGCGCGTCATGCATGCAGGCGTCGTAGCAGAGCGGTGCCCTGTCCTTCTCGCCTTTACGCAGCCTGTACTCGTCGACATACATCTTGCCGTCGCACCCAGCCATGTTGCACGTGGGCCATCGGACGTAGTGCTCGGGGCGTTTGCTCAGGTTGCGACGGGTCTGGCAGTTGCGCTTGTTGCAACGGGCTGGGACCTTCATGCGAACAAGTCCCGCTGCTGGAACGGGTGGTTATCCCACCACTTGTTGGACTTGGACAGGTTGACCTTAGCCGGGAGCACCTGCAAGTTCCAAGGTACATGGAGCCCACAGACCAGCTCGTTCTTCAGTGGGACCTGGTGGTCGACGTGATCGTCAGGCCCGACTGACTCGTAGATTGCAGCCATCTCGGCGAGCTGCCCCTCGTCAAGCCATGGAGGGGTGGCCCAGTAGAGCTTCGTCCAGTACGTGTAACTGATCCGCAGGTTATATTTGGCGTACTCGATGACGCGTCCGTGTCTCAGCCAGTGCGGCGGCGCAGGGCGTGTAAATTTATCAGGGCAGAGGTCGTGTCGGTATGCCAGTCTGAATCTGTCAGCCATCACTTAGTCCTATAAAGTATCTTATAGATCCTACTATAGCGTGATGGTCTTAGATGTCAACTCGAGATTACTACTCCAGCACGTCAATGAACGCCCGGTTGGAGATGAACTCTTTAGGTGTGACGTCCTTGTATATGCCGAAGAACTGCCACTTACCCTTGATGTCGATCTCACCAGCAGCAGTGGTGTACTGGAAGTACTCGTTGGCCACGAGCGGTGGGGTGGTGGTTGCGTCGGACACGGCCGGAGCTGTGACGGCGGTTGATGTGAACGCAGTGGTCCCATCAGGGCGGATGCCTACGACGCTGAGCGGTGGGGCCCCATCAGCTCCGGACAGATCGAACCCCGTCACCAGATTGATCTTCTTGCCGACCTCGCCTACGTGCAGTACTGACATTATTGTATCCTCGCTTCTAATATGAACTCGCTATCGTCGATCGTCGACTTCAGCGTCATGACCTCACCGATGAGCGACGCTGCGGTTGTGTCGGATGGGTCGATCGTCGCCTGCGCCGTGAGCACCGGGGTGATCGTGCTCTGCAGCACTGCGTCTCCCGGGTCGATCAACGACAGCAGCGTACACTCGGCGTCTGCCGTGAGCAGGTTACCTACTGCAGGCCAATACCGCTTGGCCCAGTACCGCGGGGAGAAGTATCTGGATGCAAACATCAGCCAGCCGCGTCCTTGGTAACTATCGTCCGGTTACCGTCAGCGTCCACCGTCGCAGTCAGCCTGGTCCTGCTACCATCCGCAGCCTTGATCGTGATCGAGTTGGTTGCGGCGCCGGCCAATATACCTACATCGGCAGCCAGCATGAGTTTGAGTGCCTCCTCCAGCGTGAACCCATCTACATCACCACCAGCAAACATCGCTGCCGCAGTCTCATCAATCGCGGAGAGTGACGTGGGTAGCATGACGTACGCCGATGTTGAGTCTGGGTTGGTGCCCCACGCCACGCTCAATGTCGCTATTTTGGTCGTGCCGTCGTAGTCGGTCACCAGCCGGGCCTGGTCGTCGCCGGTGCCTGACCTGATGAGTATAGTCTGCCCATTATAGGCGTCGTCTATTGCGGAGGCCAAGGTGTTCAGAGTGATCGTAGTTGCAGTGCTGGCCTGGACTAGCCCCTCGTTGACGTGCTCCCGGCCCGGGTCAGCGACGATATTGAACACGCTGGTCGCGTCAGGGTTGACCTTCCAGTTCCGATCTACTGTGGCAGTCTTGGTTGTGCCGTCATACTGCAGTACCAGCCTGGCCTGGCCGGCGCCGGTGCCTGACATAATAGCTATGACCGCTGGGTCATAGGCCCCATCAGTCGCTGAGGCTGCCGCGTCGAGCTGGATCTGATTGTTGCCGGTGCCTGAACCTTGGGCTGTGTTGTTGCGGATGACTCCAGCTGCACGAGAGATCTGATCCTGGTCATAGCGAGCCGTCTCCGTCAGCACTACCGCTCCGCCTGAGTTGTCGGTCTTGTCGAAGTGACCCGAGACACGCATGGTGCCACCCGTGCAGTTAGCGTTCAGGACGTACTGGCCATGACCTTCGAGGCTGACTGTATCTGTGCCTAGCTGACCCATGTTTTTGAATTCGATACCACCTGCGTAGCCTCGGAAGTTGACGTTCTGGTTGGCGTTAGCCGCTCCAAAATCAAAGCTCGGCGTAGCTGACCCGGCAACTAAAGAGTGGCACCGAATGAAGTGGTAGTCACCTACAGCGCTGGCGATGAAGTCACCGCTCAGGCAGCACGCCAATAGCTCAACGGGAGGGAGAGTGACGTCGCCCATCAGGCATGATTGGAACCGTGGCAAGGTGCCTCCGTTGGCGCCGACGCCAGTGACTGAGTTGGCTCCTTGGACGAAGATTCCATTGATGTCTTGGCCGCCCAACGCAAGGCTCCAGTTGTCTCCGACGAGTGCATAATTGTCAGACACTCCTGTCAGAGCGATCGCTGATCCGTTAACGAACCTGAACCGAGTCAGACCGACCAAGCCTGAGAGTGTCAACGCGTCTGCCCAAGTCAGGACAGCGTTGTCAGCTACACCGTTGACGAACGGCACTGTGCCTGCGGTACCGTTGCCCGTATCGACCCAGATCGCACCGTCTGCATACCCGACCGACTGCGATACAACGGCATATGATGTGATGATCCGGTCGATCAAGAGGGTGGCAGTCGTCAGGCCGGTCTCCTCGAACCGAATCCGAACCTTGCCGAGGTTGGCCCCGGTCCCGGTGTGGCGGATCAGGAGGTCCGGAGATAGGACTGAGTCAATTGAGCCGTTGGTCCCTGCGAGGAAGTCGATCTGATCCCACGTGGCGCCGTCCCAGTCGAAGGCGTACACAGTGATGGAGTCATTGGCACCATTGATCCTCAGGTCGATCTGCGCGCTTGACGCGGTGCCGTTGCCGGTCACGTCGAATTGATAATAAAGATCGATCACACCCGCAGTATCTGTGTGTTCGTGATGGACGTCATCTACTGTGGCAGTATCTGCGAACGTGCCGCTGGACTGGACGCCGGTAGTCAGGACGTAGGACTCGGCCTGGATGCTGATGGATGACGATCCTACCGAAATCCCTCCGACCTGCGCCTGCGTAGACGGGAATGTATCGCCGGTGATGCCTGTGGTGTCGTACTGCAGCTCCAGGTTGTCAGCTGCCGTGGTGTCACCGCTGATCGATACGACGTCGGCTGACGCGACAGCGGAGTCCAGATCGAACGCGTGCTGTGCTGAGGCGTTGCCGTAGGTCTCGATCGCAACTGACAGGTCGATCCAGGCTTTTGGTCCGGTCTGGTCCACGAGGTAGAGCTTGACCCGGGCGGCCTGCATCTCTGTGGCGGTGAGGACGATTGAGTAGCCGGTGCCCTCGTCGGTGGGGAGGTTGGTGGTATTCACCTCCGCCCCTTCGTCCTTCATGATGACAACATCACCGGCTGCGAATGGTGCAGCCGGCTCAAAGTCATCTCCGCCGGGCTGGAATAAGGTGAACAAGATGGTTGCGGATTCACCGTATTTCCGTAGCTCGGACATGCTCGACACCTGTAATTGAATATCAATTACTCTATCTTAGCCGATGCCGATGTGATAAGGAATGGTTACGTAACCTCCTAGACTTCACCGCAGCCAATCCTGGCACATAGTGCCTTGTGTTTTGCCATGGCCACGTCGGCAGGCACACGATAAGGCTCAAACATACCCTTGGTCACGATCGTCCGCAGGGCATAGGCTTTACGGATGAAGTCAGCTATGTGAGCTTCCGTCAGGGTCTTTGCAGCTTCCGTGGCAGCCCAGACTGGTACGTACGGTAAAATCTTGAGCTCACTCATATCACCTCCTTGCAGTGTTTGATCATCTGCTGGCCGTACCACATGGCCTTCCTGATCGACTCCAGGCCGCCCTTGAACCGCTCCCGCCATTCGTACTTGATCATGTTGCCTTTGCAGTAGCCTCGGAACTCCTCCTCGGTCAGCGCTGCACGTATGGCGTCAATGCACTCAATCTCACCGGCATTATAGTGCGGAGGCTCGTTGACCATGTCTGCCTTGGGGGTCAGGACGATGCGGTCAGACAGTGGCTTCTCACGAATCTGCTGCCTAACGTCCTGGATCGCCAGAATATGAGGCAGTTCTTCGATATTGAACAGGTCCTTCCGACATCCAGGTAGAGGCTCGTCTCGGAGGTAGAAAACTAAGGAGACGACGCCAGGCCCGGAGTGGTGCAGTGTGAAGTATTCGGCGGTTGGTGGTACCCATGGCTTACTCATATCACCACCACCTCGAACTTCGCCTCGCCGTACCAACGACGATCACCCTGGTCGTTCTCCACTTGGTAGCTGGAGCCGCCGTTGCCGATCAATGCGACCGGATAGGTCTGGCCTTCGGTCAGCTGGTCTTCGAACCCTGCTTCATCCACACATAATACATGCATCTTTATAGCTCCTGTGCTGCTTTGATTGTATTAAATAACGTATTCCCCATGCCTAGCAACTGCTGACTTTCGATCGGCGGGATGCGATCGTCTCTTGACAGTTGATTAGCCAAGGCTCTGCTTAGATCGCGCTTACTGACATAGATCGTCGGCGCGGCTGGCTCAACAACCCGGTGCTTGACCACCGTCGACACCGGGATCTTGAGCTGGTCGATCGCATCTCCTGCGTTCGCGTAGGCGTTGGTTGTGATCGTACCGCCGGAGTTTAGCGTCAGCTCGATCGTTGGATTATCAGTCATGACTTGATCCCCAGCAATCGCTTCATCTCGGTCTGGATCTCCTGGCGAGTGCTGTGGACCGCCCGGTCGTGGACCTCCTGCATCTGGCTGGATATCACACCCATCAGCCACTCGTGGGAGTCCTCTTCGACATTACGGACCGTGAAGCTGTAGCGGTGATCCGCGATAGTAACCTCAAGCACTGGGTTGCTCTCGTCGTAGCGAGTGATCCGCGCCTCAGGCGTCTCGGCACAGATCGGCTCGAACTTGATGTGGTCTGGGAGCTCCCACGGCTCACTGCTGAGGTCGGCTGCGATCGCACGGTTGAGGTGTTCGAGCTGGTGCCGCACTCGGCCAAGGCTGTCAACCTCGTCGCGACAATACAGATGCCGAGTCATGGCCTCAGCGGCAGTCACCGACGCGCTCCGGAGCCGCTCGTAGCCCCCGGACAGCCGGGTCTGGCGTAGCTTGACCTCTCGCAGCACTTCAGTGAGTAGCTGTTCCCCAAGGAATGACTCCTGGACCTGCTTGACGGTGATCGGCGAGCTGATAACTCCAGTCTCCATGCCGAGCTCGTTGATGGCGCTGTACATTAATGGGCTCATGATCTTCTCCTATGATTTGTACGATAGATTATAGCATGGCTGAGCGGTTATCAAGCGCCAACTCACCCGCATCTCGAAAAAATCCCTTGAGCTCGTGGTACTTCCACAAATACACGCGGCTGCGGTCGATAAGCTCCTTCATGCCGGTCGGGTCGTAGGGCCTGGCGAAGAGCTCGAAGGCCAGCTTCTCCAGGCCGCACTGCAGACTGAACGGGTCCTGGAGCGCCACGCACACCGAGTACGCCGGTACCAGGGTCTTGGTGTAGTACCTCATATCTGTGGGTCCGAACATCATCTCAAACACGCCGGACCATGTGTGCTCGGCGTCTAAGGTGCGCGGCCAGAACTTCTCGATCGTCTCGTTGGTGACCTCAACGCGTTGGCGGCTGATGGCCCGGTGGAGTATCGACTGGATCAGGAAGACCTTGACCACGCGGTACTCCTCACACGCCGGGCCCAGATGGATCTTGTAGCGAGCCTTGCGACCTTTGACGCCCTGCCTCTCCTTGACCGTCTTAAAGTCGTGGACCCTGGCCAGCAGTGCGTGGTCCGGGGTGGGGATCTGCACCGAGCGAGCGACGTCTCGCCACAGTAGCTGCGTCGGTCGGTCGTCTGGCAGCACGCAGAGCGTAGTATTAGTTATGATGGCAGCATCCTCGATTTCGTTTGTTCCAGTCCGCTCGTCCACGACCTCGGCCCTTGCCGCCACGTTGGCTGTAGTCGGGCAGTTCGGCCTCAGGCTCTGGGATCTCCTCACGTGCACGAATCTCCAGCGCCTCCCCGGTTCTGAGCTCTTGCAGCTCCGCTAGAGAGTCCACCACGATCACCTCAGCGTCGAGTTCTTGCATTATCGTAGCTGCCATGCTCCGTGCAGTGGCCGAGGTGAGCACGATCAGGCCTCTAGGCTCTTGAGGTTCAGAATCCATACGTAGCTCCTAGGCCTTGAGGCGGTGCTGCAGCGCGTCGCTTCAGTTCGGCCATCAACGATGGGTGGACGAACAGGCCTCTCGGCGTCTGCAAGATGCATGGCTTCTTCTCAAAGCCCCAGCGCTTTATCCACTTCTTCTGCACTCGGGCATAGTAGCGAGTGCCTGACATCCAGCGCTTGGGCTCTAGCGTGCGGGTCGGCCCTACGGTCTCCAACGCGTTCATATCCTCAAAGACTCGGAGTCCGGCGAAAGGATTGAATTGGTTCGGATACACGGTGATCTCCTAGACCAGCAGGTCGCGTAGTGTGACGTTGAGGCTCTCACCTACTCGGGTCGCCACGGTCGCCCAGCCATCGGACTGCGCTGGTGGCTGCTCGTGCACGGCGTTGACGATCTGGGCGACCGTGGTATCCAAGCTGGTGACGCAGTAGCCGCCACTGGGGCCGCGCGTGCTGGTCACCAGGTTCTCTTTGCGGAGGTCTGCGAAGATCTGCTCCAGGTAGGAGACCGAGGCGTGCTGACGTGCTGAGAGCTCTGAAAGCGAGGTGGGGGTGGGGGTGCCGTGGATGGCACCGAGGTGCGCCAGGTTGATCATGGCGATCACTGCGTGCTTTGACTTGAGTCCTATTAACATTCTAATTCTCCTTAGGATTATAGGTGCTTAAAGTATAGCACTATAATCCTAAGGGTCAATGAGGTTTAAAGTAATCGGTCAGATCCGTGATTTACATGGTAGCCGTGTTTAATTTCAGCTTCCTTTCTTGCTGTGATGGCGTCGTCAATACTGACGAAATAGCCGATGTGCTTCAACTTTCCGTCAATGCATATTCGCGCGACCCATTTCTTGGTGAGCTTATTCAAGTGGACTCCGCAAGTACCTGAGGTGTTATCTGAGTGGAGCCTTTGGTTCCTCATATTCTCCGAGGCTGTTGCAGTCCTGATGTTGCTGAGCCTGTTGTCGACCCCATCGCCATTGATGTGATCGGTTTGGTCCTCAGGGAATTGGCCATACGTGTAGAGCCAAGCGAGTCTATGAGCCATGTAATTCCTGCCGGCTATCATGATTCGTCGGTAGGATTTTCCGGTGCGAGTCGTGTGAGTGATGCCGGCATTGTCGCCCGCTTTAGCCCCTCCTCGGGCCACTAGCCACGTAAAGACGCCAGTATCTGGATCGTAATGGAGTAGTTCTTGGAGTCTTGCTTGGGAGAGTGTGTTCATGAGACCTCACCATTGGTCTGCACCGTTTGAAGATTTGCGCCACGCTGATCGGTGTATCAGCTATTCCCCCGCTAAAGGTAGGCGCCACTCGATAGTAGCGCTGCACCTTCATGCGGTCAACGTCATTTCTCCTTCGGCCGCTCCACCACAGTCGCCTTGACGAGCGTCCAGGTAGCTTTGCCCCGGTATGCCTTGCCGTAGATCGTCTGGGTGGATAGTTTGTTGGTGCCACGAGCGCCCAGCGCCGCTATGTGCAGCGACGCCTCGCTGGCCCTGACACCCTCCTTGACCTGGTAGATCACCCACGTCCCCACCGGTGCGTTAGCTAGCACGCGCATCGGGACGGCACCCATGATGAACTTGGTCTCGTAGTTCGCCAAGTGCGGCCACTGGGAACCTGAGCCCGGCACCGCCACATCATCCAGCAACGCGTCTATACGGTCTGCGTCTGTGGTCATTTTAGTCAGGCCTCCAGTTCACTGCGTCCGGCATCGACCGTAGGTCCGTCTGCTGTCAGCAGTGGCAATAAGTCCACCAGCTGCCGACCAGGGTGGTTGGATCTCGCCGCTACGGCCATGGAGCTGACCGCCAGTAGCTGTCGGGCAGTTAGGAGGACCATAGGGGTAGGTTTGTCCACTTCAGCTCGTAGGAGGGCTGTCATGAGGTTCTGGCAATCGCGCATATTCGCGCGTCGGGCCCGGTAGTCGTCCGGGTCAGTGCGGTAGAACCCCTGCAGCTTGGAGCGCGACAGCGGTAAGCACGCGCGTTTGTGTAGCTCTAGGATGAGTTTGTCCCGGTCGGTGCCGGGCTGGTTGCTTCGGACCACCTTGGCGATGGCCTTATAAATTTCGTTTGTATCCATGATTTAATCTCCAGTAGTTGGCACCCAAAAGCCCGCAATTAAGCGGGCTGGCGGGCATTACCCCTGCGGTTGCATAATTAATCCCTCGGTTGAGTTATAGCGTTTTATGTAATTTGGTGGGGCTTCCCGTTTACTTTGGCGGCCTCATAGGATGTCATCGTCATCCTGGCTGGCCATGCTGAGCGCTGCGAACCTGCCGAAAGCCAGGCTAGCAGCAATCGACACGCAGCATAGTGTTAGTATGCTCAGCGCGACTCGCCAGCCATAATCATGCGTCCCGAAAAACAGCTCAAGGGCAGCCAGTACCCCAATTAAAATTATCCACTTCATGGTTTTAACTCCGTTAGTTTTGGGTTGGATTCTTTGGAAGTCGCCCCGGCACTCGATACTAAACAACGTTGTCCAGACGTTGACAGTAAACCGAGGCGACTTACAAAGGCCACTCGTTAGAATGGCCAGGCGGGTACCTATTCGCCTATATAGGCGTATATCTCGCCATTAGCCCCTTCGAACAACTGTCCGCCTGTCGTACCCTCCTCGCTTAACTGTTCGTATTCCTTCCAGTCCCAACTATCACTTTCTGCTATGCCTTGATAGTCGCGCATATCACCCGCTATAAACTGAATCAATAGAGCATTCAATTCGGTATCAGACCAGCCCGCTATTTCATCATCAGACCACGCGCCAAACGTGGCGAAGTAATCGCGCGTGGTTTGCCTTTGCTCCTCGCTGGTCAGTAGCTGGTATTCCTCGCTATCGTCAACGGCAGCGCGCCACGTATCAGGACCGGCATTACTCCCAATCTCCGCCACGCTTGCCGAGTAATCCATAGGAGCGGCATTGTTGAAAAACTCAGTGATTTTAATTTCCATGGTCAGCACTCCTGAATTGTTACAACGGTTTTGACGCCGGCGATATTGACCCAATGCGTGGCCGCGTTGCTCCAGCAGACGGCGTAAACACGACGCCAGCGGTTGAGATGCTTGATCATGTAGGGCGTCGGTAGCTTCGATCCGTAGCCCGTGCGGCTGTAGTTCAGCGGTGTGTCGGTTGTTTTGATTTCTGCCGACTCGGTTAGATACGGGCCGCCCCATTTGCCATGCTGGATGAAGGCTTGTAGGTTTCGCATAGTTTTAACTCCGTTAGTTATTGAGCTTGTAGCGCTCCGGGGCTGCACCCTGGTACTCAAGGTGCAGCCGGTAGGCTACCGGGCCGTAGCGTTAGCGGACGGCTCTGGTGCGTTGCAAGGGGCTAGCGGTAGGCGTTCAGCGTGCGCATTCCAATCTGTTCGATTTTTTGCTGGCACGCTTCACAGGTAGGCGTCTCCGAGTGAGTTAGTCTATACCCTGGCTCACCGTTGCCACAGATGGCGGCCTCGCTGAAGTCTCCGGTTGACTGCTTCAAACGGCGCTGTTGTTTTTGGTTGGCGATATAGTGCGTAATCATGGACTCCACTCCTAGTAGGTTAGGCCGAGCGATTCAACCGCCGCCTTGAATTCGATCATCAACGCCGACAGCCGGGCCGTTAGTGCGGACTCTGTGAAGTCGGATAGCTCTGCGTCTGGCCACACTGCGCAACTCCGGGCCCCTTCAAGGTTTGACTCACCGCCAAGGCTCCATGCGGTGGCTACTTTCTCAATTTCAAACGGTGTGGTCTGCAGCGCTTCCAATAGCTCGAATGCTTCGCGCTCGCTGTCAAACGGGCACTCATGCCAGAGCTCCGCAGGATAGCCAAATACTGTATATTTTGGCTTGAACGTCTCCGGGTCGCTGGCATGCGCTATCGGATAGACTTCAAGGTTGAAAGTCTCCATTGTCTCAACCCATTCGCGCAGCTTCTTGGTTAGGGGGTACCGAATTGGGAACCCTTCAAACTTCAGAAAGTATTCAAACCGAGACGGCTCGCCAGCGCGTCGACCGTGGCAGTCTGTGTCCCGTGCATGGTACAGAGAATTAGCCAGATAGTGCATAGGGCCGTCAGTGCTCGTTAGGTGCCATTTGATGAGCGGGGCCAACTCTGGGGCGTGCTCCGCTATGATGTCGTGAATGCATCCACCAGTTAGGTACGCCCAATCACTACGACGGCCCGCTTTGTACACGCTGCCGGTGATAGCGAACGAATTATGCCCGTTTCCACAGCAGTCATCATGGCGCACTTCAATCACTAAATCACAGGGTTCTCCGTCAAATGTGATCTGTGTGGTGGTGGTCTGCTTCTGGTTTTTAACTAGCGTCGAAATTGGCAGCGCGTTATTTAAAGTTTTCATGATTTGAACTCCAGTAGTTATACTTTTGCGCCCGCGGCGCTGGTTTTGGATTGTATCCCGTGCCTAGCCACTCGTTAGAATGGCCAGGCGGCATACTCAAAAGGTTAGCGGTTGGGCCGGCTGCGCTGCGGTGACGTGCGACGCTGTTGCCAGGCCCTGGTGATGCTTAGCGGATACTTCAGCGACTCCAGACACCAGCTCAACCGGATCGAAGCCGGTTAAAATCAGGGCTGTGAAAAGTGCGGCTGCTTTGAGGTAGTTGATCATGGTGTCGACTCCGTTAGTCGTTTGTGTGTGTGTTTAGTAGACAAATCCAGCGACGCGCATGCTAGCCACGTTGCACATAATTGCGTGGTGTTTGGCGGTGTCAACCAGGTCAACTAGTTTAGCGTAGGCCTTGAACGCTGGCAGCTCCTCTGCAGCCCATGGGCCGAACGCCTTGGAGTCTGCGTCCAGTTGAACCATGCCGCCTTGATAGTTGAGTGTATCGGCTGCAATCTTGATGTGTTGGAGGGTAGTTGTATTTTTCATGGTGTTGACTCCGTTAGTCGTTTGTTGATGTGATGAAGCTTAAACCCACAGGACTACGATGGCAAATAAAAGTTTCTTATGGTTAATTGGATCACCATAAGGGTTCTGGAGGTGCGGGGATTTGGCGCTCCACCTCCGCTGCTTTTCGAGCCTTGACCGCGTCGCCATGGTCAACGAATACGCCTAGGTACTTGAGTTTGCCCTTTATTACGATCCCGGCCAGCCACTTGTTATCGCGCGGACTCCAGCGGACTCCCGGGCATTTAACGACATCAGGCGGCTGTCTAGTGACTCGCCTAGGTTGCAAGCGTAGGTTTTCAATGCGGTTATCTAGCAGGCTATCCGGGGCTATGTGAAACACAGCACCTTTTGGGAGCTCGCCATAGACGTAGAGCCATGCCAGCCGGTGCGCTTCGTACATCTGACCGTTCAACACTATCTGGAGCCGGCCGGTCGAGGCGCAGCCGGCCCGGTCGCCTGCTTTGACAGGCCCTCGATCCAAGCGCCAGAAGAACTCACCTGTATCGCGGCGGTACCACAGTACGTCCTGGAGTTGTTGTTGCGTAAGTTCCTGCTTTGACATGACCATTGCTCCGAGGTCTGCGCTCTTGAGATGTTGCGCCGGCTGATGAGCTGTCAGCTTTTCGGGTTCGATGCCCTAGGCGCACGCTAATTATATGCTTGCAGTTGCAGGAAGTCATATTCAGTTTGGTGATGTTTAGGTTTTTGCTATTCATTTTCGTGATAGTCCTCGTAAGTGGTTGATTCATATGGAGATTCTTCGATTTTAGACAGTAATTTTAGACAGCGGTTTTTTGTCTAATTTTTGTGACTAGGCTGGAGGCCCCATGGTTGCTGCGTCTGCGCTCCATTTTAGTTACTAGTCTCTCTTTTATTATTATTGATAGATATATATATAAAGTAATAGAAAGAAAGGAGAGGACTAGTGTGGAGCGCAGGGAGTAACGGAACCGGCGCTTTTTGTGTCTTTGTGTCTAAACTCGTTGGAGGGCACGTGGGACTAAGGCCGTAGCCGATTCAGTCAGTGTCTAATTGGTGTCTAATTTTAGGGGTTTTCGATTCGGCGAAATGGGCGCTTTCAAAGGTCGGAAAGCTACTTGCTGAAGTTGGAAAGCTACTTGCTAAGATTATGTTAGTAAGTTACTTGCTAAGGCTACTAAGGGGCTGCTTGCTAAGGTTAGAAAGCACCTCAAAAATCGCGATTTTTCGAGCGCCTATTTAGCTGTTTTGTATACAATGTGCTGCGGGTTCGGTGTGCATATTCTTGTCTTTTGGTGTGCAGCGCCGACACAATCGGTATGGTGTGCATCTTAA